ATGGCCCTCACGGAATCTAAGCTTCAGGCATTGCACGGAAAGAAAAACAAAAACACTAAAATCATTCCCGATAGGGATGGACTCTACATTAGTTGCGGTCTTAAAGGCAAACTTACTTGGGTGTTTCGATATCGCTTTGAAGGCGAACAAAAGCGAATGACTATGGGCACTTACCCTGAATACTCACTTGATGAGGCAAGGGAAAAACTCATATCACTAAGGCGAAGACTATATGAAGGCTTTGATCCGAAGGTACCAGAAGTGGAAGTTAAACAGAAAGTAACACTTGCGTACTGCACTCAGAAGTGGCTTGAAATAAAAGTGCCCACTTTAAAGCCTAAAACGCAAGGTCAGTACAAAAGTACGGCAAAAATATACTTACTTGATAAAAACTTTACTGTTGATGTGCAAACCGCAGCGCGTGAAGAGTGGATCAGGTTCTTTGATAACGTAGCTGAAAAAACATCACGCGTTAATGCTGGGCAAGTTCTTAAACTGGTCAAAACTGTTTTGCGTTGGTCGCGCTCCCGTTCCTATATTACCGGCTCAGCCGTGCTTGATTTTGAGATAAGTGCGGTAGGGGATAAGCCAAAACAAGGGCAGCGCAATTTGCAGATGCACGAAGTTGGATTATTGTGGGCGATGATCAACAAGTCACGCGCAACGCCAGCCATAAAAAATTGCACCAAGCTGCTGATTATCTTCGGTGCGCGTAATGGTGAGATACGTGAAGCCCTACGCAGTGAGTTTGATTTAGAGCGAGGGATCTGGACTTTGCCACCAGAACGAAGCAAGACAGGGAAAGAGCTAAGAAGGCCTATACCAGAAAAAGCCAAAGGCATCATTCAGGAGCTTGATGAAACCTACGGGAATAACGGCTACTTAATACCTGGTGCACACCTTGGCACTTGTGTTACTCACCCTGCTTTAAGAAAATACGTGATCAGGCTTAGGCTGAAAATGCTAGATATTGATGAAAGCTTTCGCGCATTTACACCGCACGACTTTAGAAGAACGATTTCTACCCGACTTTCTGAGCAGGGCGTTTTGCCTCATGTAACTGAGAAAATGTTAGGGCATGAATTAGGTGGGGTAATGGCCGTTTATAATAAACATGATTGGATAAACGACCAATTAGAAGCGTATGAACTTTGGTGCAAGATGATAAGTGAAGCGGCTCAAGAAGAGCTAAGCCGCATCAGTTAAGTTAGAGTGAGCCATTATATAACGGTCTACATCAATGGATGAATAACGAAGCTTCTTACCAGTAAATATGTTTACCGGCTTAGGGAAGTCAGGGTCGTAATATTCACTGCTGGGGTTTGTTAACTTCTCATAAGTTGAGCGCCCCAGCCCAAGCTTCGCAAACAACTGTGCTTGGCTCATAAAGTATGGGCCGCGTATTGTTACTTCTTTTGCTTCATCTTCGTTTACAACATTTGTTTTCTGCTTAGCCATTATGCTGCTTCCCCCTTCAATACACTTTCAAGATAAACGATTCGCTCGATGTCATTCCGAGAGCGGATGAACTCTGGAAACTCAATGCAGTTGCCTGGCATTTCTCGCCAATATGGGTTTGAGTCTGTGCCGTTGTCATCCATCCACACTGAGTAAACGCCAGCAACTTCGTACCTAAGCCATGTTGGAGGAGTGTCAATCATAGAAGTTGAAACATGCGTCCAGCCTTCAGGCCCATTCGCTAATAATTCTTGGTTAGTCATTGGCTGGCCCTTCTGCACTGTCGTATTTTTCCATGTATTCATCGAACTCAACGGGGTTTATGTTGAAATAACCGGCCAGTGCTGCGCATTTCTCTCTTTCAGCTTTCGTTATCGTCGGTTTGATGGGTTTTAGTTCATCTATGTGCTCAGTCACCTTGTTGCCATATTCAGTAAGAACCCAGCACTCATTCTCATCTGTGGCAAGTATTCTGCATTTTATGTTTGCGCAGCCATATTCATGCGTCCACTTCTCGCCCTCTTGCTCTACTTCCACAAAGTCACCCTGAGCGTCTTTTGCTATCTTCTCTAGGTTTTCGCGTGTGGGCATGAAGTGTGGCTCTTGCCATTTCGGATAAGCCACCACCGCATCAGCAACGGTTTTTGTTTGCTCTAGTTGCGGCGTTTTTGTGATTGACTCGGCAAACGTAGGGCGCTTAGCCACAAGCCCCCAGCCCATAGAAATACCCCAGTGACCATCTAAAAAGATATTTATGTCGTTATCGACAAACGCTAATTGCTGACCTCTTTGAGCTACACCTATTGCACCCTCTGGCGCTAATTTCCAATTAATTTTATTCACGCCGCTTCCTCCATCTTGTTATTTTCCCACGTAGACAAGTAATCAAATGCACCTAGCTTGGTGTATATCTTGTCTAGTGTTTCAATTTCTAAATCTACTTTGTCACCAATGGCGGGAACGGCTACCCATGCCAGGGTGATAACGTGTAGGTTATTCTGTTTTGCTAAAAACGCTTTGTGGTGCGTGTTTAGAAATTCGTTAAGTCTTGGGTCAGACTGGCGATAAGCTGACTCACAATGAACCGTTTCGCTAACGATGTACTCTTTGCCTTGTTGGTCACGGCATACTACTGAACACTCGAAATACCATTTCCACGGTAGGCCAGCGATAAGTTCAGCGACTTGCTGAGAAACCTTAACTTCGTTACACGACTTGTAATTCATTACCGTGCAATACTTTGCCTCACCTAATACCATTGCAATGCAAAGATTTTTAAGCGCAGTTCTGGCAATCATTTGCTTGCGCTTGATTGGGGTGTTTGCTTTGCGCTTAGACATTACTCTTGCTCCTTGCGTAGTTGCTGCAACTTATTCCAAGCGCGTAAACATTGAGCGCTTGAATGATTGTATTTAAAAGCTGTGTCGGCTATCTGCTCCAACTCAGCACAACGCTGCGCTAGTTGCTCAATCATGTTAATCAACTCGTTAATCTCGCTCATTCTAACCGCAGGCCACCCGTCAGGCGCATGGTCCTCGTTCAGCAATCGCATTTGTTTTAGTAATCCGCTCACTTCTCTTGCTCCTTGCGTAGTTGTTCAACCCACTCTTTCATTTGGTCACTAGCGTTAAGTGGGAATGCATAAATTAAAGCCTCGGCACCCTTTGCCTGATTCTCTAGGGCGAATTTGTTTAGCCACTTGCCAAACTCAATGCAGTATTCATGCGGAGTTAAGCCCCACTTGCTAAATGCCACATCTTCCGAAGTCTCTCCAAATTCGTCTGTTTCTGATTCGACCATCAAAAAAGCATTCTCAATACGACTTAAGCAATCAGAAAAACTATGAAGGTTTCTAATGTTTGTGCATATAACAGACGTTGCGAATCTATTATTGTTTTCAGCGTTGAAGCCTAGCGCATCAGCAATGCTGTTTGCGTGCAACTCCAACTCCCTTGCACGCTCATTAGCCTTTGCTAGTCCATCAGCACAATTGCCAAGCGTCTTTTCAAGCTTTTGAACTTTTTCCAGTGCAATTGATTTTTCTAAGTTCATATCTTGCGCAGCTAGCGTGGCTATTTTCTCGGCCCTCTCTGCTTTATCTGCGCGCTCATTAGCCTTTGCTAGTTGTTCGTGAAGCTTTTGATTTGCTCGATGTATTTCAGGCAAAGAAATGTCTTTCATTTGCTCAACGCAAATCAATTCCTGCAATCCTTGCGGGTTTTCTAGGCGTTCCGTTAATATCTCAATTTCCAGAGCGGCAGATTGGAACAAATCACCCAAGGCATTAGCACCTTGCTTTCTGTGGAGCCTAGCTTGTACGCGAAGCATGTCTTGTAATTCACTCACGCCACTCTCCCCATTTGTGCATGTTCCATAATCGTCTTTACTAGTGCTTGGGCGTATGGCTTGGGTCTACCGATTAACGCTGCAATTTCACCAGGCTTTTTACCGGCTTCAACAAAGCGTTGAGTTTTAATCACACATGAAGCGCTAACCCAAACTAGCTTTCCGTTTACTGTTATTTGTGTCATTGGGTAATCCTTAGCCCCCGAAGGGGCTCTTAAAGTGATTAAGCGGCTTTAGGTGGAACTAGCACTTCACGTTCGCCGTTATGACCCGGCTTACTAACAATGCCATCTTCTTCCATCTGCTCAATTATTCCAGCGGCACGGTTGTACCCGATTCTGAATTTGCGCTGCACTGATGAAACTGATGCGCGTCTTGTCTCGCGCACGAACTCAACTGCTTCATCGTAGAAAACGTCTTTACCTTCACTGTTTACGAAAGGGTTTGGTTGTTCTGCTTCTAGGTCTAATTCTTCATTAGCTTGATTGCTGGAAGTGGTTGGCGCTTCATTGCGCGGCGGGGGCGTGGAGTTCGTGTCTTCGCTACCTTTTTTGAAAAACTTAACTAACGCAGTTGTAATGCCGCTTAAAATCTCTAGGCAAGCTTCTTCTTCAGCAACTTCAATTTCATCGTCTGAGTAAACGCTATCGTCAAATTCGTATTCAGTTTTTATAGACTTTATTTTGAAGTCATCTGTTAAATCAAAACTAAGCCCATCACGTTTAAGGCGAACGCGGTTTACTTGATAACCCGACTCAATTAGGTCCTTTACATGCTCAAGAGTGTAATCACATTTGAATTGAACAGTCTCGCCATCAGCGTTCTTTAGGTGAAGTTTGTCTGCGTAACTAAACCCATCAAAGCCAAGCTCTCTAGTGTTAACGATGCACTCCAATATATTTGTCGTTAGGCAGTTTGAAACACCTGAAACGTGAAGCGTAGTGGTTTCAATGGACTTCAGCATGTGGCATATAATGCCGATTGCTTTTGAGGCGAGATCCCTCTTTGTGGTATCGACAATGAAACGGTTCGTTGCTTCGTGGTAGTACCCGTAAAAAGTAGTCAGATTCGTCATTGCAGTTTTAACCAATTCTGCAACTACAATCTCTCTGACTTCAGCAACTTCCTTTTTGGATAAGTCTCGCCCAAACTTCAGTGCCATTTCTGTGGCTTTTTTATCAACCTGCTTTTTCACCGCTGCGCTAGGCATTACCTTTTCTTCAAAAGTGAAACTGATTCGATAGCCGTTTGCTAACTTAGCTACTGAATTAGGGCCACTAAAACCGAAAGTGGAGAAGTCATCTTCTTTGCACTCTTTAAATAAATATTCTGAGCTTGCTATTGCTGTTTGAATCTCGCTTACGCTTGGGAATGTTGTTGTGAAAATATGTACGTTTTTCATAAAATCTTTTACCTTTTAGTAAGAAAAGTTACAGAGGTGGCCTAAGTCGCCTCTAACTCATAATCAACTGGGAACGGTGTGCGCGAAGTTATGTCTTTTATAAACTTGCGCACCGTTAGCATTTTTATTTCACCTGAGTTAGCCGTGTCTCCATCAGGGTCAATAGTGCTTCTCTTGAAAATCACGCGGTCCATGTAGCGACCTGGCATTTCAGCGATAGAAAGAATTTCATAAATCACTTTCCCTTCACCATGCGCTGTAAAGAAGCGCTCTGATTCCCATTCGCTGTGCTGCTCAACATCAACTTTGCAGCCGCCAACCCAATAATCGTCAACTCCCCAGCCAAAGCTTGAATTTGAAGTGAGCTGCTCAAAATGAAAAGGCCAAGCCATTTCATACTTATCACCGGCTTTAAGGTCGGCGGCGTTCATCACGCCACCTTCTTCAAGTTGTTAGCCTTAACCGACTCAACGAACTGGCGTAGGTCATTTGCGTAAGGCTTATTTGCTTCTTCAACTAGCTTGGCTAGTTGGTCCATTGCGTTAAGCTCCATTAGCCCATACTGGCGCGTTGGGGCTTGTTCTTGTCGAACCACGCTAGGCGCTGGCTTCGCTTCCTGTTCTGGCTGAACTTCTTCTTTTGGCTCATTGGTGTGGGCTTCCTGTGCTAACTGGTTTGTTGCTGCAACGTACTGCTTGTTGCTTTCCACTTCAGCATCAAAACGGGCTTTCTCTTCCGCGTCACGCTTGGCTTGTTCTTCGCGCTTTTTCTGCGCTTCGGCTTCGCGTTCTGCTCGCGCCTTTGCTTCAGATTCGCGCTGCAGTTTGGCAACTTCTTCTTGACGAATGCGTTCGCGCTGCGCTTCTTCCTTGGCTTTTTGTTCAGACTGGTAGGTAGCAATGCGAGCGGTAACCAATGTTTTAAAATCTTCGGTAGACTTAAACGCAATTTGCGCCCAATCGTTAAAGAGAAAATCAAACTCACGGTTTTCAGCAACAACAAGCATGTTGGCCTGCGCCACTTCAACAAATTCAGCGATTTCAATTTTCGCTTTCGCCACTTCACCGTCAGCGGCATCTTGCAATGATTCGATAGTGCGCTTGCCTTTCATGGCCTCGTAAACATCAGCACCAACAGAAGGTAGAGGGGCGCTAACCTTTGCTTCTGCTTCTCGCTCTGCTCGTTCAATTTGTGAATTAGCCTTACTAAGAATTTCTTGTCGAATCTCTTCTTTGCGTGACTTAACTTGCTTGTCTAATTCAAGGCGCGTTGACGCAAGTGACTTTTTAATGGTCTTTAGCGTTTCACGTAGGCTGTCAATATCCTGCGCACCGGCGTCAATAGACTTTTCCACATCGGTAATTTTCTTTTCTACCGAGCGAATGTATTTCACTTGTTGCTCTGCCTCGCCAAACTGGCTATCGGTTTCAGGCGAGGTGTTAAGCGAATTGATAAACTCACTTACTTTTTCAGCGAAGCCTTGAACATTTGAATTACTGATAAGCGCCGTTACCTTTACGTCTAGCGTAGGTATCAACTCAGCTTCGACTTCTTTTTTCTTGACCAGCGATGAAGCCTTAACCTTTTCAACTTTCGCTTGTGGCTCATGGCTTTCTAAATCAATGGCAAATTGCTTCCAGCCTTTTATCAATGCTTCGCGTCTTTCAGGAACTGACACGTAATACATTGATTGCCAGTTGTCTTTAGTGCCATCACTGGTAACGAAGTAGCACTTATCCGCGCCTGAAACTAAAAGCTGTTGCTCTAACTGCCAATAGTAGTGCGGCTCTAGCACGTTATTAAGTACGTTCTCTGCTAGTGTTTTGTTAAAAAGCTTATGCTCAAAACACACATCATCAAACATGGTTAAACCGTCAAAGCTGGCAAGTAAATCTAAACCATCAACTTCTAGCGAACCGGTAACCGGAAAAAAGTCTTCGCCCACATCGGCGGCAGCAAGAGGGCGTGCCGCTTCTTCCGTTGCATGGCCTTTATCGAAAAGCGATTGCAAAAAATCGTCTACAATCGTGGTCCAGCCTTTCTTTGCATCTAACAATTGGTTGCGGCTAATGTTTTTGTGATCACCCATCATCATTGGTGATTCTGATGCGGTGAAAAAGTCTTTGCGAAGTTTTAGCCAAGCTTCGCTTCCCTGGGTAACGTTAATATGCTTCATGGTTACGCTTCCTCTGCTACGTCTACAATGGTTTCAATTTGCTCACGGACTTTTGAAGGAACTTCATAAGATGCCGATAGCTTGGTGATAATCGCTTCAGGTGTGATTTTTCCTGCGCTTACTGCGTTAGCCCACTTGTTCGCTTCGCCGTTAAACATTTCCTGCGTGTAGACAGGCTTTTCGTTTATCGCTGGTGCTTCATTGATAGGCCTTTCTTCACGAGCATTTGAAAAGGTATAGCCCTCATGATCATGCTTTAGCATTTCCATAATCTCGCTACTGTTAGGTAAGCGGCGTGATAGGCGATGCAATACAGATTTACATGCCATGCGCTCATACCAGTCTTTCCATGGCCCTTTGTCGGGGTTTTTTGAAGACATGCGAACTTTTTCAACCTCGTCTTTCGACATAGGTTCAACAATTAACTCGCCCGACTTGGTTTTAGCCATAGCGAAAACAAGTTTAAAGCCACCGCGATCGCCATGAAGGTTCGGTCTGAATTGAACGTGTTCACCGTCTTCATCAATCCAGTAATCAAATTGGTCGTTCTCGTAAACTGCGCGTGCCGTAATTGTGGATATTTCACCAGACTGGCGAGCGCGTTTTAGAACACCATCGACCATAGGCATATACTGAGCTTTCTTTACCCAGTTATTTCCGCTCTTAGTGTTAAATATAACCATGGCCGCTTCGCGGTTATCAGGCACAAGACCGTCTTGCGCACAGCGACTTAATGAGGTCATTAGGCTTTGAGGTTCGCAAGCTAGTAAGTCCATGTTATTTTCAACCGCTATCATTGCGGCACGTTGAAAGCGCTCTAGCGGTAAGTGCGCTGGCAAGCTGGCTTTTAAACGTGAACCTTCTTTTTGCAGGTCGCGGCGAAACATTTCAATTGGCGCTAGTTGTTGGTTATCCATGATTGCTTACTCCTTTGATATTTTTAACTAAACCGATTACTTTCACTTTCCAACCAGTAGGGCGGTTGATTACCATTGCGTGAAGCCCCAACGCCTTCCACATACGCTTTTCAGCAAGCGCTTTGTGGTACTCTTTGTAAGTAACGAAAATCATGCTGCGTCCTCCATAGGGTTGCCATCCTTGGCAGACGATGGAACTGTTTCAGTTGCTGGGAAAGGGTTGATTACATCAATAGGCACATCGACGTTGTTAGCCATTTCAAAAAACGCATCTACGGCTTCAGAGTCGATGTTTAGCGTTGTTCCTGGTACACCTTCACGATATAGCGTTACATCGGTGTCACGTGAATTGGTGATAGTTTCTAGGCGAGTAAAATACTCACTGCCATTTACGCCACTATCACGCCATTGAAGGCAAAATAAGCCTTTAGTGTTTGTGGTTCGGATTTCCATCGTTTATCATCCTCGTTGCTATGGCTGCTCTGTCTGTCCAAAACTTCGCAGCCGTGGTGTGTGCCCCTTCGGGGGCGCGGTTTATGCTGCGCTCGCCAAGTTAGCTGTAAGCTTGTCAATGCACTCTTGAGCGTCAGCGATGTAATTTTCAGCGGAATCGCCCGAATATATGCCGTTAACCGCTTCACAGAATTTCGTGAACGTGTCAAAAAAGCATCCTGCTGCCACGTAGAACTCACCTTTATTTATCAACACAAAAATGGCTCTAGAGTGAGCGCCGCAGTTAGCCTTACTTTCCACCTCTTTGAAATTCTCAGGCGCTAGATAGAGCGATTCGCATGAAAATGACTCTGGTAGCTCAGTGATTTGAGTGCCACGAAGGTAAAGATAGCCACCTACATTCAAACCCTCTGGTAGATCAGTGATTTGAGTGCCACCAAGGTAAAGAGAGCCACCTACATTCAAACCCTCTGGTAGCTCAGTGATTTGAGTGCCACCAAGGTAAAGAGAGCCACCTACATTCAAACCCTCTGGTAGCTCAGTGATTTGAGTGCCACAAAGGTCAAGAAAGCCACCTACATTCAAACCCTCTGGTAGATCAGTGATTTGAGTGCCACAAAGGTCAAGAGAGCCATTTACGAGGACTTTATTACCAGCAACCTCATGCGGAATATTTCTTTGCTGCAAAAAATCTAATAGTTTCATCGTCTTTTCCTTTATCATCCTCGTTGCTGTTGGCTGCTATGTCTGTCCAAAACTCAGCAGCCGTGGTGTGTGCCCCTTCGGGGGCATGGTTTAAAATAGTCTCGTTTGCAAATGCGATGTGCTGGCCGTTGCTTTCACATTTTTCACAACCGCTGGGGCAGCGTTTAAGTCGCGCGTATTCCATTTTTCAACAGATATTTCACGCCAGTTCTTATCCTTGTCGGTAAAGTCCAAGTGCATATTGCAAGGGCAGTCGGGGCAATCAATCCACACATTTATGCGGGTTGTAACAAGGCAAGGGCGAACGTGATGAATATCTTTTAGCTCAACACTTTCTGAGCCACAAAACGGGCATGGCTTAAGCTCTTGGTTTTTATTAAGTTGGCTCATGGAAGTTCCTTACTTACGCTCGTTAAAATCAATACTCTTTATTGCTTCTACCGTTGAGATAACAGCGATAAAGAAGAGCGACACTAGCGCTATCGCTATAAGCGTGAATACCGCGTTCATTCGTCGTCACGCTCGCCGTAGCCGGTACTCATAAATCTGGCAACTGCAAACGCAACAACAAAGCCAGCTGCAACCCAAATTAGAATTAATGCCATCGCACTCATGCTGTCACCTCGTCACACTCAGCTTCATCTTTAGCAATGCGCACTTTCTCAAGAACTGAATAAACATCGGCAATATCTGCTTTGGTGAAGTAATTAGCTTTAAGTGCTTCTTCGCCAATGATGTTAAAAATGCGATTTAGGTTGGTGAGTTCACTGGCCGTGAGAAAAACTTCAAACTCTTTTTCAAATTGACTGCTCATGCCGCTTCCCTCATTTCGGTGTTATGGCCGCTTGTGTAGTGCTTAATGACTATTTCAAGCATTGAGTTGGTGCCTAGTTTTTGACTGATAACTCTCAGGTGAAAGCGAACGGTGTGTTCCGACAAAAAAATGTTTGCTGCCATCTGCTTGCGACTTATACCAGTAATCAACTGGTCGTAAACGCGGCGTTCAGCTTTAGATAGCAATTCAACACCTGGCATACCGTTCTCATTAATACAACCCATTCCCATGTAGTGCTTTGCCACAACTTCACGTGCCGAATGAGCTTCAAGCTTTTTGTAAATTTGAGCGCTGTACTCCTTAACACTGCGCACTGAAAGTCCGATTATCTTGGCCGAAGTGCGTTGGCTAAATCCTTTTATCATCAGGTCATAAACCTGTTGTTGGCGTTGAGTAAGGTTCATTAGAATCGACTCCAATTGGTTTGCTTTTTGGCTTTGCAAGACTTCGAGCAATACTTAGCCCACCCACGCTTCCTATCTGCAACTCTTGCTGTAAAAGCGCTTTTGCAGGTTAGGCAGTTAACCTCTACTTTTGCGCCTCTGATTTCGCGGACTGGCTTTTGAATGCCTGCGGCTTTAAGTTGCTTTTCAACCTCTTTGCGAATAGCACGATTCTTTGCAGTTCTTGCCTCACGGGAAGCTCTTAAAGAGTCTCTATATTCTTCCTCTACAATTTCGTCCCAACCTCTCGCTTCATCTAAATCTTGGTAGTAACCATCGTTGTCTGAAATCATGCTGCTTTCCCCATCAATAGTTCGCCTAATGTGTAGCCCTCTGGCGGGTTGTTCGTGGTATCAAGCGCATGTTTGATTAGGCCTTTGGTTTCGGCTTGGCGCTGATTAACCAAAAGCGTTTTGGCGGCATTAGTGTTAAGCACTGCATCTGCTAACTCTTCAAGGAACTCGGTTTCTTCAAGAAGGCTCTGCAATGCAAATTCAAGATTAACTGTGTGAGGGTAGTCAGCCCATTTAAGTGAAACTTCATCGAATAAAACAGCATCAGACAAAGTAGAAACAATGGTTTCTTGTTCCCATTCACTTAAATCAGCAAAGCCATTTACTTCAGGCTGGTTCGCATGTTGTGCGAGTTGATTTGATACGTGGCAGTAGGTCATGGTTTTTATCCTTAAGCTGCTTTGTTGAAAAACTTATTTTGGAAATACATTTGCCCTTTGGGGGTAATAACTGTTCTGAAGTAAGTTTGCACTTCGCCACTTTTGCGGTCTTTATAAGTCCCTTGAACAAGCTTGAACAAGCCGTTATCCACAAATTGCTGATAAGGCTTGTTGCGCTGCCCGTCACGAACTTGGAGAAAGCCGTGGTCGCGCAATGTTTTAAATAATCTGTTTTGGCCAGTGCCTACCGCTTTGGCAAAGTCTTGAAAGGTTACGCAGTTAATTGAATCGTTAACCGCATCAGCGAACGCTATTTTCGGCTTGGCATCTTCTAGTTTTTCAGCAAGGTCAGCAGCCAAACGAAGTGCTTCGGGTAGTGTTTGTGGCACCACTGGCTGATTAGCAGTGTAAGAACCTGTTTTGCGAATAGAGGGTAGAACTTCACCAACAACCCAATCTTCAAACTTTTCTGCTTCTGGCATTTTAGATCGCATTATCAAACGATAAACATCACGCTCAGGGATTAACTGATAGCGCGTAACAGCTTGGTTGTGAGAATAACCAGCCGCCCTACAAGCCGCATAATTACTGGATACTAGCAATTCGCTACCCGCTATAAGCTCCACATTTTTACAATGGTCTTGAATAGCTTCGGATGTATTGGAATAACCAAGAACGCTTGCAACATCTTTTGCCACAAACATTGGAATACCATCTCGTTCAACTACACGAATTGGTGCTGATTTGAATTTGAAAGGGATGATGTTGGTCATTGGTTACACCTTTAAATGTATCTTTCAGGAACATTTAAATAGTGTACCTTAAAGGTACATCTGTCAAATATTTTTTAAAAAAATTTTTTAGACGCATAAAAAAACCGCCTATTGGCGGTTTTAGTGAAGATTCTTTTCGAGTTTATTTTTGGGATTTAATCGTAAGCACCATTTCTAGACTTTGCATCGTAATAGTCATCTAAATCACTATAGACCTTTCTGATTTGCTCGGGAGTCATTTCGGCGATGAGGCTATCTCGCTCCATTTCCAATTGATCGAACTTGCGTTCTTGGTAAAAAAATAGCGCTGCTATGACAGACACGGCCATTAGACCTACGCTAACCCAGTTTTGACCGATTTCCCAACCATCGCTTTCTTGCATATCTACATCCTTTGGTTAAGCTGCTTTTATTAGCCTATCTCTAGCACTAAAAGACGAGCTTGTAGTAATTAACCTGATGGATTTTTGATCGGCCTCGTCTTCAAACCTAGCCAGTGTATCTTTAGCTTTTTCATATTGCTTTTTGCTGTAGGTGATGTTGTCATCTTCTGGCATATATATAATCAACTCTTGCTCTTCTATGGTCCAATCATATTGGTCTACAACAGCAAGGTCCCAAAGCAACCGCTTTGCTTCGTTAACTGAGTTATAGGGCATTGCTGGATTCATAGCACCTAAGTTTGCAGCATACCCATTACCAATGAAATGATACTTATGCATACCACCGATTTTTACATTAAAGTTTTTACTTAGATTTGGGGATAGGTCTATCACAGAACCTTTAACTTTTGCGACGAATCTTTTTGCTAAACCTCCGCTTCCTCTGCGCGTCTCAACTACTTCTGGCTCTTCTTCTTCGAAATTAACTGGAGCAAGAGAAGCAGTATTTTGAATAGATGCTTTTAAAACTTGGTCAACGCTATCTGCATTTAATGTATACGCTTCAGAACTGAACGTATTTGAAAACGGCGGCTGATATTCGGAGAGTGGGAGCTTGTTGTCGAGCCAAGCATTGGCATCATTTATAACTGTGCGAATAAGACCTTCCATCGCCTTGGCTTGCGCGCCGTACATACAAATGAGAGTAGCGCTAGGGATAGTTTGCATAACTTTGTGCTCGCCAGTTGAAAGACGAGCGATTGCACAAGCTGCGATCCTTTCCCCAGAAAGCGCAATTGGCTCAATAAAAATAGTTTTATATTCTCCACTCGCTTTCGGCAGAGTCGGGAACATACCTTCCATGTCACTTACTTTAAGCACTGAAGTTTAACCCTATTTGACTTGTTATACCCATTTGTTGCTTCAATAACTGCGTTAGATTTGCAACTCGAAAGTCAATATATTCAATAAACAAATTACGCTGTTCATGATTTAAAATATTAACTGAGTGAAGTAAATTTGCAACATCTGACGTCGAAATACACTCAAAAGCGCTTACGTGCTTTTCAATCTCTTTAAACGCTCTGTGCATGTTAACTTGATCACCCGGGTGAATTTTTCCTTTCAATAACTCAAGAAATTGATTCTTATCTGTAGGTCTACCTTTATCCGAAGAAAGCGCGCACTCGTGATCAATAAGTATTACATCACCATCGCCTTTAATTAGTATATTTTGCTGATTTCTATCTGGGTTGCTTATGACTTCGTCAAAGCTCGCTACTTTGTTTATAGTCTCGGTATTATTTATCGCTCTCAATATCGTTTGCTCATCTCCCATCTTTGCCAGGCTAAACAATGATGGAGTATTTGCATCGACACTCGCGAAAACGACATCACCATACCAGTTAGTAATTACAGGCTTAGGAGAGCTCAATCCGCACTGGTTGGTTAACTCGGCAATAGCGTATTCAATAGCAATTTTTTCAGGTGAAATTCTTTTTATGTAAGCTCTATTTGAGCTGCCATCGCCTAAAATAATTTGACCTACGTAAACAGCATTTGCAGTTTTTAAACTTAGAGGCTTTGGCGTTCCTGTAACAGTTCCAAAATTCACTTCCATTAATACACCTACTCCTTATGGCGCTTTTTAACCGAATCTAGGATGGATTTTATAATTGATTCTTCTTGTTCTGATAGCTCAATACCTTCATCAACAAGATGATTTACTTGGCTAAGTATTGCTGATGTTCTTGGTGAGCTAACCGCTATGGCTGAATTAATATCATCAAGACTGAAATCATAATGTCTTATATCTAGATAGCCAGATTCAAGTCCCAGAGCGACCTCTATATCGCTTGCGATTTCATCTCCAATATTCTTAGTAGGATTCTTACCCATAAACCTGCTCACTTGCGTAGCTGGCTTATTTATAGCGTTAGCAAACTCCGCTTGGTTCTTATATTTGGAAGCAAGCTTACGGGCATTAGCGAGTCTGATTTCATAGATTGTTCTCATAGGTACATTAGATATCTGTTGATATTTTTTTTAAATAACCTTGCAGGTACATTTTTTATGAGTTATAAATGTACCTGCGAGGTACACAATGAAAGAGTATTGGAAAAATTTATCAGCCCTTCAGAAGAGAGGTTTAGCAAGTCGCGTCGGCACGAGCGCTGCTTATCTACGCCAAGTTTTTCTTTATGGAAGAAAAGCTGGCTATGAAATGGCAATGAAGATTGAAAGTGAAACGGGTATTCCTCGCCATGAGATAAGGCCTGATATTTACCCACCTGAAGAATACAAAAAAGCCAGTTAATACGGAGATAAAGGCTATGTACGCAGACCCAAGAAAAATCAAAAAGAACGAAGTCAAAGTTCGTTTAGATGATGACGTTAATGACTTGCTTGAAGCGCTGGTAAAAAACACTGGCGGACAAAAAGCGGTAATTGTTCGTGACATTTTCATGCGTGGCCTAAAAGAGTCTGTTTCGTTTGGAAGCAAAGAGCGTACAGCAGCTTAAAACATTAACGAAGAACCCAAGGAGGGTTCATCTAAGACTTTTTAAGGCCCTCAATAATGACTGAAGAAAAAATAGAGCTCAGTAACGAAGAATCAGAACTACTACAAAAACATGCAGACGAGCTTGGCGTGAGTCTTGAGGAAGCAGCTCAACGAGCAATGCTTGAAGGTCTTGGATCTGTATTAACCGACATTTGCCCATCATCAATGGCTATGAAGAAGATTTTGAGGGACTCAAAAGCCCCTAATAAGTAGAGGAAAATTAAGCATGAGCAAAGTAATTCAATCTTGCCGATTTTTTAAAAGCGCAATGTCTTGCAATCGTTTGGCTTTCAATTCTATTCGCCTCTTCGCTTGCTTGGCTTCGAAATGCGAGTCCATCAAAAAGTATGCAATAGGAACTACGGGTAATAGGAGTGATATGAAATTCAATATCTCACTATCAACTTTCTTGACTTGTAAAAGCGCTGCAAATATTACGACAGGCATACCAAGAAGGATGGGCCATTTTTTTAAAGCAGCTGCCGCAAAGTACTCATCATTACGCACTAGCCGAAAGTGTATGCGCCTAGCTGGCCCGTTAAATCTGCTCATCATGCTGATGATAATTGCTTTCGCTTCTGATAGTTCAATTTTCATGTTCGCGCTGGCTTCCTATTTAGTGCTGACAATCGCTGATTTAATTTTTGTATTTAACGCAACACGAGAGGGGTGCTAATGAAGCAGTTTACTTTAAAAGCGGGTGAGATGGTGAAGATTAATGGCATTCCAATCACCTTAGTTGAGGATGCTGTTTTCGAAACTCACGAAAGCAACATGAGTATTATTTTTCCAACTCAGAATGAACAGGATAAAGGTCATGAGCAAGGTAACTCCATTGCGCCCTAAGCGCAAACAGCCAAAGCCATCGTTTATCCCTGATAGGGATGCAGCGTAATGCGTTCGCCGTTCGCGTGGTGGTGTAAGCGCCAGTGTCAGAGCTTTAGGCATCTATTTAAAACCGACTGGCAGTTTCGAGCGGCCGTTATTGTATTAGCAGTTGAGTTGGCAGCTTTAGCCTATTACGCATCAGTCAGTTTTTGGCTAGATGCGTTTGTTAGGGCTGTTAAATGAAAGTAGTCGAATTAAACAGCGAGCCAGCAAGAAACCCTGATGTGGTTTTAGAAAAAGCCAAGGGAGTTTACGAGTCAGTTCTTATTCTCGGCTACGACAAAGATGGATTGCTCGATGCAAGGGCCTCGACTAACCAAGACGCTAAATCAATTTTGTTCATGCTGGAACAGTTTAAAAGAAATTTGCTCAACGGCGAATATAAAAATGAAGAGTGAGTTTGAAATGAAAGACAAAGAAATTGAAATAGAGATTCAGAAAAAGGGCTTAACTGCTCCGCGCATAACACCTGAAATCATTGAAAACAAAATCAAAGCAGAGCAATACCATGTTTTCCCCGGCACCACATTCACTGTTTGTCTTTTGACCCTTGAAAACGGCTTTACTGTGCTTGGTGAATCAGCTTGTGCAAGCCCTGAAAACTTTGATGAAGATATCGGGCGAAAGATTGCGCGCGATAACGCAAAAAACAAAATTTGGGCGCTTGAAGGTTATTTACTGAAAGAGAAATTAAGCAAGTAATTCGAAGCAGTAAGCGTTTGATGTTGCGCTTTAGACGTCCTGAATGTACCGCCTGAGCAAGTTCTTCCGTCTTGCGAGGACATTCAGATAAGCGAAGCAGAAGCCATAAGAGTGTTGGGCTACTCGGACATGGGCTAGTGACCTTAGCTAGCGGCGAAAGACAAAGGTGACACTTGGAGAGACAAGACCACAAACCCCTTAATTGGGGTTAAGTCGGTGAAAGCACAGTGCTTTCTTTAATAACAATAAAAGGGAACTGAAATGCGAAAAATTTTAGTTATTGGTGCAGCTATTGGCTTAGCCGCCGCGCTCGCTTCTTCTGGTCACGCTGAAACGGTTGATCAGATTGAAGAGGTTGAAATGGTGCTAGTCAAAGACTTTGTTGATTCAAAGTTTACCGTCTCTTCTGTTGATGCGCTCGTTGTAGAGCGTAATTACTTAGCAGTTGGCTATGAGCCAATTGAAAAGGTTGAGTATGTAGAAGTCGAACTACCCGCTGGCGAGTCTACGAAGCTCGCTAACGTGAGTTTTGCAAATTTACAAGTGCCAGGTAATTACCGTCTTACACATGAAGTGGGTTGGCGCTTCTAGCCTACAGACAATATTTAGAGTCATTAAAACCGAAAACCCTGCCTAGTCGCGGGGTTTTTGGGTAGAAGCGTTTGTAACTCATACCACTGAAGAAGAGAAGGGCTTTGTAATTCCGCCAGATACGTTTGTCACTACTGGCGGTAGCCCACACAAACTAGGCTCACTTACCGAATTTAAGTGCTCCGTTGCAACAAGGTCAGGTTGGTACTGGCATGACGCAACGCCGGAAGAGGGTAACCGGCACGTTTTGAGAAGGTGGCTTAGAGGCTCGGGTACGCTCCGATTAAAAAGATTTACCGCGCGTAGGAAATCTGCGTCAACGATAGCCTCCTTCATCAAAGCGTTATGCGGATTGCACATTTGCGGTCGGCGCTTTCGACTAGCCCACGTTACGGGCTAAAACGAAAAAACCCCGCTAGCCGACGAAAGCAATTGCGGGGTTTAGAACACAAAGTTCGAGGAAAGAGTATGAGCGATTTAATTAAGTTTGACAACCCAAATTACACAATAGGCGCTAAAGGCCACTGTGTAGCCATCAGAACCAATCAGCTAGGCAAGGTTATGCACCTAACTGCCAACGAAACGCTGAAGCTTATAGCAGAGCTTGAATCGGCATTAGATGAACTGGCAGAGGTGAAGAAAAATGGCTAGCCCAGCAACAATACATCAACTTCACAAGGGGCAGCAGGCTATGCCCAGCAAAAACGGTTTTATTACCTTGTGGCGCGACATAAATGACCAGGAATGGGCGCAAGACGAGCTTTACTACAGTGTGTTCGTGAAATTACTTTCACTTGTTCAGCATAGCCACACGGAAACCACGTACAAGGGCTTGAACTTGAGTCTAAAGCCTGGAGAAAGGGCAATGGATTATCAGCAAGTTTCTGATATGTTCAAAGGCGTGAAGGACAAAGAGCACGCAAGAAGAATTATTAAAAAGTTCAAGTCACTTTCTCAAATTTACACCAAAACGCTTAAGGTTAAAGGTGTTCACATTGGTTTTATTATTGGTTTTTTTGGGTGGGAAAAGTGGCAAAATCGCACCACACCCTCAACCACACTCCAAACCACACCAAAAGCCGCTAATCTAAAGGCGTTGCAGGGAGGTAAAACCACACCCCAAACCACACCCTTAACCACACATATAAACAACAATGATATTAACAATAAACTAGTATCTAAAGATACTTGTCAAAACTCTGAAGAGTTTTCACCCGCTCAATTACCAAAAGTTCCACATCAAGAAATCATTAACTTGTTTGGAGAAATTTTACCTTCACTGCCTCAACCTAAAAAACTTACGGCAGCTAGGAAGAAATCTATTCGCGCAAGACACATAAACGATTTGAAAGCGGATGTGAACAATTGGCGCAAATACTTCACGTATATCCGTGACAACTGCCAGTGGATGCTATCAGGCCAGTACAACGTAGATTTTGATTACGTGATACGCCAGTCAACGTTTGTGAAAATTTTGGAGGGCGCGAAAGATGATCGCAAATAACCCTCAACCACAAAACTTGCGCGTACCACCACACAGCCTGGAAGCTGAACAATCGGTACTTGCTGCAATAATGGCTTACGGTAAAGCTGAACAAGATATTCGTGAAGCGATGGATATGCTTTCGCCAGATATGTTCTACAACACGTTTCATCAAGACATTTACCGCACGATTACCAACATGGGTGAAACTGATGCAGTAGCGTTAGCAGATGAAATGGTGCGCTTGAAAATTGTTGAACAACAGCAGTTCGCCGATGTGGTTGGCTTGGCGGCTTCAAGTTTTACCAAAGCAGGCATTAGTCGTTACGTAAACATTATCCGTGAACGTCATGCGCAACGTTACATGATTGACCTTGCCCATAACGCCCTAGAGCAAATGTACAACGGCGAAAGCGCAGAAGGTGCAATGAGCGAGTTATCAGAACGCGCAAGCCTAATTGACACCTCAACCGTTTACGAGCCTCGTTACATTGGCGATATGGTTGGAGAATGGGTGGACGTTATGGAAAAACGCGCCAACAATGACCAATCAGTCATTGGCGTTCCTACTGGAATAGAGGGCATTGACAAAGATATCGTTGGATTAGGCGCTAACTGGCTAATTGTTTTAGGCGGTAGACCTTCACACGGTAAAAGCTTAGTCGCTCAACACATTGCAAACAGCGTATCGACACAAGGCGAAGTGTTGTTCATGTCGATGGAAATGAGTTACGGCGAAATAATGGATCGCGTTATCTCGCTTATGTCACATTGCGACCCCACTGAGATTCGCCGTGGCACGTTGGAAGAACACGACTTTGCGCGAGTAAGTGAGTTTTTAAAACGCATCAAAGCCGACAACTACAAGCTGTACTACGATGACACACCTAGTTTAACCATAGACCAGGTATGCGCCAGAGCAAAAGCGTTCAAGCGCAAGCACCCTAACTGCAAATTGATTCAAATCGATTATCTAGGGCTTATGCAAACGCCAAAGGCAGAGCGTAACGACCTATCAATCAAAACCATTACCAATCGACTGAAGCAGTTAAGCAAAGAAATCGGCGTTCCTATCATGCTGCTCACTCAGTTAAGCCGTGAAGCAGACAAAGCCGAGCGCAATGCAATGAATCACTTAGCCGATTCTTCAGCCATCGAGCGTGATGCAGACCTTGTTATTTTCTGCCGCAACTTGGGCGTTCATTCACCGCAAATTCCAAAACTCAAAGGTCACTGGATGATTAATTGCGGCAAAAACCGCCACGGCCCGATGTTCAACGATGTTTATTTGAAGTCTTTGAATAATCGAATCATCGAAATGAATTTAGATGAAATCGCTCACCTGATGGAAGTAGATGCGAAGAAATCAAACAAGGGAGGGTTTGACCTGTGACCCCAGCACTAACAGATAGACAAATCACTTACATGGACTTCATTCAAAAGTTCATCACTGAAAATGACAACTTTCCTACGTTTGAAGTTATCGCCGAGCATTTTGGTGTAAAGCCTAATAGCGTTGCAGGTCACTTACTAGCCCTGCGTAAAAAAGGCTATCTCGATATGTGCCCGAACATGGCTAGCTATCGCCGTACCAACGCTTTCAAAAGCTTTATGGCTATTCGCGAAAGGAATGCAGCGTAATGAACAATATAGAAAAAGCAATCGCTTTCAGTAATGGCGAGTGGCGGACCACTAAAGAACTAGCTGAACACCTTGGCGATAACAGACCAAGTAACACATTGAAGAGTTTGCAGAACAAGAACGGTGTTACTTATGAAGCTGACCACAACGAATATGGCAAAACGATTCGTTACCGCGCCAGCTACATTAGCGACTGTACACCAGTTGATATTGCGAAGTCACGTAAATCCAGAGGTTTACCGTTTGGTTTAGAGTCAATCAGCATTTTGGGAGGTGCAGCATGAGCAATGACCTATGGGCCACTCCGCCAGAGGTGTTCAACGCGCTAGATAAAGAGTTTTGCTTCGGGTTCGATGTATGCGCCGAGCATGAAACAGCGAAGTGTCCAGACTATTGGACTATCGAAGATGATGCGCTTTCTAAATACTGGCCTGAAGATGCGCTTTCACATATCCCAGGTGCCGGCTTAATTGAAATGGGCGCTTTATGGGTAAATCCTCCGTACAGCAATATTAAGCCCTGGGTGGAAAAAGCAATTGAGGCGCAGTTAAACGGGCGAATGACAGTAATGCTTGTTATGTGCGACCCATCAGTTAAATGGTTCAGCCTTGCCCAGAAATATGCCAGTGAAATCCGTTTTATCACCGATGGCCGCTTAGCGTTCATAAAGAACGGCGTACCGCAAAAGGGCAATAACAAAGGCTCAGTAATATTCGTATTTGACCCACACCGCGTAAGCGCTGGGCATGTGTCATTTGTTACGCGTGAAGCGCTAATGACTAAAGGGCAGATTAATAAGTTAGAGGTGGCAGCATGAAGCCATTTTTCTCTTATTACGGCGCAAAGTACCAAGTGGCTAAACACTTGGGAGCCCCTCGAAGTGAAACAGTAATTGAGCCTTTCGCTGGTTCCGCCTGCTACTCGACCCGTTGGAACGTCAAAAAAGCAAAACTTTATGATGTTTCTGAAAACATATGCTTGCTTTGGGATTTTCTCATTAACTCGAGCTGCAAGGATATCATGGCTATTCCATCAACCTTTAAGAGTGAGGATGAAATAGAGGCGCTTGAAATAGGTCAGCAGATGCTTTGCAAGTTTTGGGTTGCGAAAGGGCGCAGTGAACCAACAAGTAAAATATCCCCATGGTACTTCAAATATAACGAATCAAAAGATTGTCGCGTCTGGGGTGACGCAGTTAAGGTCAGAGTCTGCGAACAAAAGCCGTTAATTTCTCAGTGGGAAATTCAGCAATCTTCATATGAAAACATACCTAACTATAACGCTCATTGGCACATAGACCCGCCATATAACAATAAGGCTGGTTCCAGATACCCGTTTAGTGAAATTAATTATGAGCATCTAGCAAACTGGTGCAGAAGCAGAAACGGGCAAGTTGATGTTTGTGAGAATTCTGGTGCCTCTTGGCTTCCATTCGAAGACCTTTGCGAAGTTGTCAGTTCTCGTGGTCGTAGAACTGGCTATAAGTCAAAAGAGGCAGTGTGGAGAAAATTAGAACAAGAAATAAAAATAGGTGACGCAGCATGAACCAACACCAATTAGAGAACCGATCTCTACGCATTAAGCGTGAAACGAAAAGCCCAACTTTGCAAAAACGTGCTAAGTCTCGCCTTATCAATGAAGAGTATCGCGATGCCAGTGCAATAGCGTTGAGTGATCAAGAACACTTCAATGCTCTGTGGAAGGAGTTAGAGGCGTGAAAGTTTTAGTTGCTTGTGAATACAGTGGAGTTGTAAGGGATGCCTTCATTGCTAAAGGTCATGAGGCTATAAGTTGCGACTTACTTCCTACTGAAGCGCCTGGGCCGCATTATGAAGGTAGCGTTTTCGATATTATCGATTACCCATTCGATTTGATGGTGGCGCACCCGCCTTGCACTCATCTTAGTGTCAGCGGGTCTAGGCATTTTGCCGCAAAAAAGATGGATGGTAGGCAGTACGCTGGCGCAAGCTTCTTTATGAAGTTAGTGAGGCGCTCTGAGCACATTCCAATGACCGCGATAGAAAACCCCGTTTGTATTATGTCAACGCTTTACAGAAAGCCAGATCAGATTATTCAACCTTGGCAGTTTGGGCACGGCGAAACGAAAGCGACATGCTTGTGGCTGAAAGGCTTACCGAAATTAGAACCAACAAAAATTGTCGATGGTCGCGAAAACAGAATCCATAAAATGCCACCGAGCAAAGACAGAGGGAAGCTAAGAAGCGCAACATATCAAGGTATTGCTGATGCAATGGGCGATCAATGGGGCAAAGCTTATAAAAGATGCGAGGTGGCATAGTGAAAGGTCAATTCCGCGTTATCAATAGTCAACAGTCACTAGATGCAGCCATACAAGAATTGCGTGAAAAGTGGCATCAAAACAAATGGCTAATGATGCAGACCACAACAGAGAAGCAAAGAAGCCAGTTACAGAATAATGCACTTCATGTGTGGCTAACTCAGGTATCTCACGCGCTCAATGACAAGGGTATGGACGTAAGGCAAGTGCTTCAGTTGAGTAAACGTCAAGAAATACCGTGGACGATGGAAGCGGTTAAGCAGCATTTGTGGAAGCCGGTTCAAGAAGCGTACATGGGCGAGAAATCTACCACACGCGCAAGTAGCACCGATTATCCAGCTATCTACGACATTTTAAACAAAACACTGGTTGAGAAACTTGGCGTCTTCGTGCCTTGGCCATGTAAAGAGAATATGGGAGCAAAGCAATGATTAAGCGTCATTACAGCGTGAGTCTTATACGCGCAAGCAATTCAGGCGCAGAATATAGCCACTTTAATTTTCGGGTAAAGTCTTTCTTTCCTCAAGATATGAAATATCTCAAAAAAACGATAGATAGTCACTTAGGTGAAAACCACGATGAATACGTGATTATTTCACTTAGCAGACTGTGAGGCTCAGATGATTACACCAACAAGAACGGTTTGTATCTGTGTTATGGATGGTAAATACACTTACCAAGGCATGAATAGGTTTAGGTTGACGCCAAAAATTTCACAAGTGCTTACCGATGAAAGCGCGTGGGATTTAGTTAAACAAGTCATAGTGAGAGAAGAGCTGATAAAGAAAGAGGAAGGCCCCAAACACCCTTGGTGCAATAAAACCTTCAATCCTATGAACCCTTGTGATTGTGGGAATTGCTCGGTTGTGCTTGGTCAATATTCTGGATTGCGTCCTATCCCAATGGATGGCCGCTCGAAGCTAAGTTTTTGGTAATGACAATATGAAAAACAGACGTTGCTCACACTGCAAAAAGAAGGGCCCACAAGAGGAAATGCTACTAAGGCAGCTAAAGGCATTCTGTGACCAAAACTGTTTTGCAGAGTGGGCAGCAGCTAACGTTTCTAAGTTGGCTAAAAAGGGTAAGCAAATTGAATCGAAACGACTCAAGGCAAAAAAAGAGAAACTTAAAACAAAGGGCGAACACCTACGGGAAGCACAAGTTGCCTTCAACGCCTATATCCGGCTGCGGGATGCAAAAGAGCCGTGTATCAGTTGCGGTAGGTATCATACTGGCCTATACCAGGCAGGTCACTACCGAAGTGTAGGAAGTTCACCAGAATTACGCTTTGAAGAAAGCAATGTGTGGAAGCAATGCGCCCCCTGCAATAACCACTTATCGGGGAACCTAATCAATTACCGAATTAATCTCATTAAAAAAATTGGGCTCGACAAGGTGGAATGGTTAGAAGGCCCACACGAGCCCAAGCACTACACAATTGAGCAGATACAAGAAATTAAGGCGCATTATCGCAAGCGGTGTCGCGAAATGCAGAAACAAAAAGCGGCATGAGCCGTGCGCTAAGGTGAAACTATGGCACATCCAATCAGAGAACTAGCAAGAATGACAACAAAGTCAAAGCAGATTGACGGTATGGACTTCGGTGGTACCGCACCTGATGTAAATGAAGTGGCTGGCGCATTGGCGATGCGACACCCTGATACACAAGAGAAGCTTAATAGGCATGCGTATTATCTGGCAAGGCTGTTATATGCTGATGACAGAAGCGCAAGAGTGCACGTGAAAGCTGGCGTTATGGCGGTAATGATAGAAAAGGATATTGACGTTCCTGATATTACGCTAGCCAGGTTAATCAACTGCGCCATAAAAGAAATACAATCGCCGGTTATGCGCCTTAATCGCGAAACACGTGAACAAGAAGTTAAACCGATAAGCAAGAGTGAGATATGCCGTAGGCTACAGATTAAGGGAACAAAACTGCCTAGAAAAATCGAAGAAGCTTATGGCTTGATATCTCAACAGCTTCACGATTGGAACAGTGATGCACTACGGCATGTTAACGCAGCAATGCGAGAGGATGATGCGGCATGAGTGAAGAAGCGCTTGAAGAGATCGTAAGGGAGTCTCGCAAAACTGGGCGACTTCTTAATCTGGCAATTGTAATAAGCATTGCTTCGCTAGGACTTTCAATTTTTACATTGATTTGGAGTTAAATTGTTTATGAATAGCGAACTAGCAACCAATGACATTCGCCGTGCTATCGATGCGGCAATTGGGCGGTATCACAACAATCCTATTAAGTTGGGCGCAACACACGTAGATGGATGGGGCGATCACTTTAAAAAGTTGCGTGGTGTCTGGTATAGATTGTGTCCTTTAGATGGCTGGGTAAAAGCTAGAAAATTTGAGGTGCTTTATGGGGATTTTAAAAAGCTTTGAAAAAAGCCTGCCGCCAGAACTTTGGGCGATTTTTGGCATGCTGTTTGGTGCCGCGATTGCGCTTATTTGGATTGTAGTGGAGTTGATATTGCTATGTGGGCTATGATAATTGCCGCAGTGGTTGGGTTTTTATTTGGGGGTAGTCATGGGTAGAGGAACGCCAGTGCGTGAGAGTGATGCGCTATCAGAGTTAATTAATAACATGCCGATTCAGCTTTTTGATGGCTATAGGGAAGATGCGGAGTTTCATAGACTAGTCAGGCATTTGGCTAAAGAAAAGGTATCTTACCCTCAAGCGCTAGAAGAAATGGTGAAGTATTACCTGGGGGTTCGCAAAATAGAGAGAGATAAGGCGATAGAAGATGTGCAAAATTCGATTGCGAGGCCAATGGTTGTAGATAAGTCCGATGTTAGCGAAACTTTATTAAAGATGATGAAGCTATGAACGAAACAATTAAAGAAGAGGTGGCGGTTAAATTCTTTGTAGCATTCATATTTTGGTTGCTGGTTTTTGAAGTGTTTAACATTGCTTGACTCACTGACGAGCTTTGCTTAATATATCCCCATACTAGCACTATTTCACTTGAAGCCCTGACCTAACCAGTCGGGGCTTTTTTTATGGCTGAAATTTATGTTCCCTTACGGCAAAACTTCACAAGCGCGTCTTGATACGTGCCATGTTGATATTCAAACGATATTCAACGAAGTGAAGAAGTATATTAATGCGTCTATCTTTTGCGGTCACCGTGGTAAAGAAGATCAGAACAAAGCATTTGCCGATGGTCTCAGTCAATTAAAGTGGCCTCACTCCAAACACAACAAAATCCCTTCACTCGCAGTTGACGCTGGCCCTTATTTCGTAGAGTTAAGCAACACAGACTGGAAAGACGAACTGGCTTTTGCTGTATTTGCAGGTCATGTCATGTGTATTGCTCGCCAGTTATACAAAGATGGCAAGATCACACACCTGCTTCGATGGGGTGGTGATTGGGATATGGACGGTAGAAGCCGTGATGAACGTTTCCGCGACCTGCCACACTTTGAATTGTACAAGCCATAGGTATCGATATGAAACTAGATTTCAAGCCTATGGAAGAAACGCCAACGCTACAGGGTAACGAATACCTTCCAGAGTGCTTACTTTACAGCGCCTGTGATGGATATCACTTGGTTCATGCTTTCTTTTGCCCCGTGACTGGTGATTTCATGTATTTTGCTGATTTTACTGAGAGCAAAATTGAAGACGCAAAAAACTACAAGGCGTGGGCATTGTTAATTGGCGAACCAGAGGTGGCAAAGTGAATTGGTCAGACGTAGGAAGCTTTCTAAAGCAAAATCAAAAAGGCGTAGCCGGTTTAGTTGGCTCGTTATTAACGGGCAATGTAGTGGGCGCGGTCAGTGCTGGCGCTTCGATGGTTGCACAGGCAACGGGAACGACAGACCCCGACCAAGCGTTAGCGACACTGCAAAGTGACCCTAATGCTTTGGTTCGACTCGAAGAAATCGCCGCAGCGCGTGAAGCTGAAGTAAATCGGCACCTTGAATCTGTAATGGCGCTAGAGCTTCAAGATAAACAGCGTAGCCATTCGGAGACGCAGCAGACTATTCGCAATGGCGATAATGCAGAAGGTGGCGTTAAGTACGTAAGACCTTCACACGCTACATTGTCTTTATTTGCTGGTATCTATTACGGGCTATTCACTGATACGCCCGACCTACTAATACTAAGCGCGTTCCTTACTCTACCGTTTACTTATGCGGGTTTGCGAGAAATCGGCAAACGCAACGTATTGGCGTTTCAGAGCAAAAAATAACCCTTTGTCTAATTCCCAATGGAACAAAATTTGAATAACCATGTTGTTGAAACCACGAAAAGGACAACAGCATGAACACTCACTACCAACAAGAATACAATCAAGAAATGGCCGATAAATCATCAATAGCTACCTATATTGGAGGTGGTATCTCAGCGTTTTGGGGAATACTCACTTCACAAGAGTTCGGTATCTTAATCGGCATGTTGGTAGGTATAGCCGGTCTATGTCTGAACTACTACTTCAAGAAACGTGACGACAAATACAAACTGGCAGACGAGCGAAGGAAGCAAGAGCTTCACGAAATCACGCTTAAAACAATGGCGAACAACGCAGAGGACTAAACGTGGCATTCACCACCGTTACTTCAACGGATGGTCTAGTAGTCGAATCCGAATTAACAGGCGCTACGCTCAGGGTATACAGCCCACAACGAGCAAAGCGCCTTTTTACTGTCAACGTTTCACATAACGGCCAAGGCAAAGCAAGACTCACTAACGCTTACGGTAACTACTCATTCAAAGTAAGAGTCGCAATCAAAGCCTGGCTAAAACAAAACAACTTCACTTCTTACACCTTTGAGCGCGGAGCGCCCCACGATGGGCAGCGTTCACTAGGTGGGATAGTTCCTTTAACTGCATAGAGAAATAAACAATGCCCACTAAGAAGCTGACAAAAAAACAAGAGTTGTTTGTCAGTGAATACCTTATTGACTTAAACGCAACTCAGGCAGCTATACGGGCTGGCTACAGTAAAAAAACTGCTTGCGAGACAGGTAACGAGAACCTCAGAAAACCTATTATTCAAGATGCCATATCAAAAGCGCAAAACAAACGGCTCGAAAAGAACGAAGTCAATGCTGATTATGTGCTTAAGCGTCTTATTGAAATTGATGAAATGGACGTTGTTGATATTTTGGATGATGGCGGTCATATCAAGCCCATTACGCAGTGGCCTAAGTCGTGGCGTAGAACAATTTCGGGCTTGGATATTCAAGAGTTAATGATGGGCGAAGTGGAAACCGTCCTACGCAAAATCAAATGGCCTGACAAAGTGAAGAACCTAGAGTTGCTAGGTAAGCATATTGACGTACAGGCGTTCAAAGAGAAGCGCGAAGTAGAAGGCGAGTTAACCGTTAACAACCTTATTGCTGAAATCTCTGAAAGCAACGGTGAAACACGCGCTGTTTTGCCTAAACATGCAAAGTAATTAAATAAGTATTCCGTTTTATTAAAAATATACGGGGTATATATCTTAAATTGTGGATATTGATGCAAAATGACTGAGGAAGAATTAAAAGCTAACCTCAGTGATTGGCGTTGGCGCATCAATAACCTGTACTTCATTACCGACAAAAACGGCAAGAAAATTAAGTTCAAGCTCAACGAAGCGCAAATGACGTTCTTCGAGGGCATGCACTATCGAAATATCATTCTGAAAGCGAGGCAGTTGGGCTTCACTACTTTCACAATGATATTTATGTTGGACGCTTGCTTGTTCAACAACAACACAAAGTGTGCCGTGATCACGCATAGCCGCGATGACTCAATTAGGCTTTTCCGTGAAAAGATAGAGTTTGCGTACAACGCATTGCCGCCAACACTGCAAAGGATGATGCCAGCGACCATCGCAAGAGCCGGTGAACTGGTATTTAAAAACGGCTCATCTATCGCGGTGGGTACATCATTTCGTGGTGGCACGCTCACTTACTTGCATATCAGTGAGTTCGGTAAGATTTGCGCTAAGTACCCACACAAAGCAAAAGAAATTGTGACAGGTGCCTTTGAAGCGGTATCGAAGGATTGTGTTATTACCATCGAGTCAACTGCCGAAGGTAAGCAGGGTTATTTCTACGACTACTGCCAAGAAGCATTAAACAGGCAGCGTAAAGGCATGAAGCCTGGTCAAATGGATTGGGAGCTATTCTTTTTCCCTTGGCATGAAAATCCTGATTACACACTGGACGATGATAACGTTGTTGTTCCTGATAGATTGCTTGAGTACAGCTACAAGCTAGAGCAAAAGTACGCAATTCGCCTAACCAATGGGCAATTGGCGTGGTACACCTCAAAAGAAAAGTCACTGGGCTCAGATATTCGCCGTGAATATCCTGCAACGCCAGAAGAGGCGTTTGAGCAGTCCATTGAAGGTGCCTATTACCATCGCCAGATAAACGACATTTACGCGACAGGCCGACTAACCAGCGTGCCGTTTGAGCCAAGCGCTTTGGTTCACACGTTTTGGGATTTGGGTATGTCCGATACCATGAGTATTTGGTTTATCCAGCAAGTCGGGCGTGAGTATCGCGTCATAAATTACTATCAAAACTCAGGTGAAGGACTCGCGTTTTACAAGCGTGTGCTGGATGAACTGAGAGAGAAGCACCATTACAGCTACGGATTTCACGTAGCGCCGCATGATATTGCGGTTAGAGAGCTTGGCACCGGTAAATCTCGACTTGAAACCGCACAATCGCTCGGTATTGATTTTATTACGGCGCCTAAATTATCCATTGCTGATGGTATTGAAGCGGTTCGCGGCGTCTTACCACTTTGCTGGTTTGATGAAGCGAAGACAGAAAAAGGCTTCTCTGGCCTGTCAGCTTATCGAAAAGACTGGGATGACAAGCACGGCGTGTGGAAGTCACAACCGGTGCACGATGAAGCCAGTCACTCTTCAGACGCATTTAGAACATTTGCCGTTGCGCTAAACGAGATTAGAGATCGCATGAACGAATCATTTCACACAGGCTTTGCAGAAGTACAAGTGCAGAGCTCAGGAGGTTGGGCATAATGCTGGTAGTTAAAAACGCGGAACAGCTACAAAGAGAAGATGAAGCAGCGAAGAACGCTAAGATTGAAGCTGAACGCGAAGCAACACAGCCACGCATTGTAGATAACTTAGCCGCTCACGTTCATAAATGCTGGACTACAGCGAAAAGTCACAAGGTTGATATTGCTGACCGCCTTACTAATTGCCTACGCAGACGCAAAGGCGAGTACAGCCCTCAAAAGTTAGCGCAAATTAAAGAGCAGGGCGGCAGTGAAATATACATGAACCTCACTGGCACAAAGGTTCATGCAGCAAAAGCATGGCTAAGTGACTTGTTTGCGTCCAGTAATGACCGTCCTTTTCACATCGAAGCAACGCCAGTACCTGAATTACCACCAGAAATTGCACAGAGCATGATTTCCATTGCTATTCAAAACGCAATGATGACCGCAGGAAGCCAACAAGAAGTCATGGCGATGACTGAGCAGGTGCTAAAGCAGCATGAAGAGCGCATTAAATCGGAGATAAACGAAGAAGCTGAAGCGCGTATGGAAAAGATGGCCGAGTATATTGAAGATATGATGGTCGAAGGTGATTTCCGTGGCGAGTTCGATGCGTTCTTAGATGATTTGGTTACCTATCCCTTTGCTATTTTAAAAGGCCCAATCTACCGCAAACAGAAACGCGTTAAGTGGGTGCAGGATAAGCAGACCGGCAAGCATGTAGCAAAAATGGAAGACAAGCTTGTACGCAAATTCAGACGCGTGAGCCCGTTTGACTTCTATCCTTCACCGTCTACCACAAATATTGGTGACCACTGGCACATTGAACACGTGAGATTTACGCCTAGCACGCTCACATCAATGCGCGGCTCTAAGGGCTATAACAGCCAAAACATTGCCATGGCATTGAACGACCACCGTTTAGGCTTACGTCAGTGGGTATTTGAAGACTCAGAGCGTGAGCGCCTAGAAGGTAAGCGCAACTTCAATCATCATCAGTATGAAAACATCGATGGCCTAGAGTTCACTGGATGGATTCAGGGTAAGCAGTTACTTGAATGGGGCATTGAGCAACAGATTAATGACCCCTATGAAGAATACCCGGTAACCGTTGTTGTTGTGGGTAACTACACCATTAAGGCGTCGGTTAATCCTGACCCTAATGGTAAGCCGGGTTATTACAAAGCGACTTTCCGCAGTATCCCAAATTCATTTTGTGGTGAAGCGCTGGCTGAAATCATTGAAGACATTCAAGACGCAGCGAACGCGACCATGCGAGCGCTAATCAACAACATGGCAATAGGTGCACAACCACAGATAGCCATTGATTTAGCGCAGATACCACAAGGCGCGAATATTACCAGTATTCATCCGGGTAAAATCTGGCAATTCAGCAGCAAGGGCGTAAACGGTGCAGGGCAAAGTAAGCCGGGCATTAACTTTTTCAGTCCTGACATCAAAGCAAACGAATTGCTCACCGTGTACGAGAAATTTGAGCGCTACGCTGATGATAAGAGCGGCATTCCTGCCTATGCGTATGGTTCAGACCAAGCAGCCGGCGCAGGCAAAACCGCGTCAGGTTTGTCTATGCTGATGAACGCGGCAAGCAAGTCCATGAAAGAAGTGGTGCGAGCGGTAGATATTCACGTGATTGAGCCGCTTGTTTCTAATCTCTATACAAGCGCCATGATTGACCCCGATGTGCCTGAAGACATTAAGGGCGATGCACAAGTGAAAGCGCGTGGCTCTGATGCGCTGATGCACAAAGAAGCCACGGCAATGCGACAAGCTGAGTTCCTAGCCACGACTAACAACCCAACTGACATGCAAATTATTGGGCTGGAAGGGCGAAGAGTGCTACTTGATAGCGCAGCAAAAGCCGCAGATTTACCGTCAGACCGCTTTGTTCCAACCGAAGACGAGCTTAGGCAAAAGCTAATGCAAGAAATGGCAGCGGTTCAGCAGCAGGCGGCAGCACAAGGGCAGGTGCCGCAATGATAACCAATCTAACGGTACCGCAATTAAAGTCGCTCATTTACCTAAAGAACGTTCACACAGAGCACTACAACAACATTCAAGACATTATCACTATGCTGGTAGAGCAAAACGTTGAAGCGCTAAAAAGCGCAGTGAACACACAAGAAATGTTTAAAAGCCAAGGCGCTATTTACACGTTAGAAGAATTACTGGAATTACTGGATGACCCGAAGACCACATTGGATCGGATTGAACAGTAATACCAACCGCGCCCAAACGGGCAAAACACAAAGGTCGCTATCCAGCGGCCTTTTTTTATACCTAAACGAAAGTGAACACCAGTGGGGAAGACCTTCGAGGATCCCAAACAAACTGAATCACCGAGGATAAAACACAATGGCTTTACCAAAGGCAATGCAAGACGCAAATGAAAAAGCAAACGAGTTAATTCGCCAGCAAAGCGAAGGGCAAAAATCAGATCCCGAACAAGGGAACACTGAGCAGCCACAGCCGCAAGCGCAGCAACCACAAGAGAACAGAACACCCGAGCAGCCACCACAGCCGCAGCAATCGGAATCTGAGCAAACGTGGAGGCACAAATACAGCGTACTGCAAGGAATGTATAACGCCGATACCAAAAAGCTGAAAGAGCAGCTTCAAGAGGCTCAACAGCGCAGCCAAGACCCAAGCTTACAACACCGTTTACAGGCCTTAGAGTCTGAAAACTCGCAACTGAAGCAACAATTAGAGCAACAGCAGCAGGCGAGCACACCTAGCGGTGAAGTAAAACTTAATCAAACCTTGGTTGACGAGTACGGCGAAGACTTTGCACGCGCAGTAGCAGAGCAGTCTAGCGCAGGTTCAAGCGACCTGATTAACCAACTGAACCAGAAGATAAGCACACTTGAATCAAAGCTTAATCAAACCGAGCAGGTAACCACGCAAACAACGGAAGCTATGCGTTTTCGTGAGTTGAATGCGGAGTTAAGCAAGCAAGGTATTGATTTTGAGCAAGTGAATAACGATCCGATGTTTCACAACTGGCTAGCTGCCATCGATGACGCAAGCGGCGAACAGCGCAACACGCTGATGAACAACGCGTTCAACCGGGGCGATATCAATCGCACCGCATACTTTTTCACAGCCTTTAAAGCCCAAGAGGGCTCCAACTTCAATAACAACCCATTAGCAAACCATGTTGATGTAACCAGCCGCGCCCCTGGCGATGCCGCTGGTGATGACAACGTATGGACCAAAGCGCAGATGGATAAGCTATATGCTGACAGACGCGCCGGTAAATTGACTGATGCAGAGTTTCAGGAGTGGGAGCGAAAACTATTTTCCGCAATGCAAGAAGGTAAGTACCTTCCCTAGCGGTTTTTTTGGAGTAATTAAAAATGGGTTATCCAGTAGCTACCGGTGCAGCAAACTATTCAAACACTGGTGCAAACAACAACTCTAGCTTTATCCCTGAAATTTGGTCAACGAAGTTACTGACCAAGTATTACGAAAACTGTGTTTACATGGAAATTGCAAACACTGACTACGAAGGTGAAATCAAGTCGCATGGTGATAAGGTTCAAATCCGCACCATTCCTGATATCACCATCCAAGACTATGAGAAAGGTCAAGACCTAGACTACGAACAGCCAGAAAGTGCGCCTGTGTCGCTAACTATCGACCAAGGCCATTACTTTGCGTTCAAAGTGAACAGTGTTGATGCGTACCAAGCAGATATCAATCTGATGGACACGTTCTCACAAGACGGTGGCATGAAAATGAAGCGCCGTGTTGATGCCAACGTATTGGGCTCTATCTACGCCGGTGCAGCAGCGGTGAATGCTGGCGCTAACGCGGGTAAAGATTCAGGTTCATTGAACTTGGGTACCGCAGCTGCACCTATTGAAATCACAAAAGCGAATATCGTTGATGTGTTAGTCGAGCGCTTTGGTGTATGTCTTGATGAAACGGACACGCCAGATGAAGACCGCTACGTGGTTCTTCCCCCTTCAATGTGTGCACGCATCAAAACGTCAGAACTGAAAGACGCGAGCTTAACCGGTGACGGTAACTCTACTCTTCGCTCGGGCAAAATCGGCATGATTGACCGTCTTCACATTTACTCTTCACGTAACTTGAACGTTACTAGTGGCGCGTATGATGTGTTGTTTGGTCACAAGTCAGCGCTATCGTTTGCCGCACAAATCACTGAAATGGAAAAACTAAAGAACCCGAAAGATTTCGGTGACTTGGTTCGTTCACTGTTTGTGTACGGTTTTGATGTGTTGCTACCTGAGCAACTTGGTCACAGTGTAATGCGCCTGGGTTAATTCCGCGCATAACGTAAACCCTTTCGCCCCCTTAATTGGGGGCTTTTTCGTTTAAGGAGCCTAGAAAATGGCACAAGCAAAACCAACGACTGAAGGTGCAGTTGATTTACAAGATAACGCTACCGCTGAAGCACCTGATTATCTTCAAGCTAAATCTGGTCGCGTCTTCAAAGCAACACCTTACCTTGTGAAGCAGTGGCGCAAAGGCAAGTTCGGCATGATCAAGGCCACTAAAAAAGACTACGACGATGCTGTAAAGGCTGAAGCCGCTAAAGCCAAAGAAGCGTAAGAACGAGGTTTACCAATGTCAAATATTAAAGTCGTAGACGTAATTGAGCGTGTGAATACTATTGTTGTTGATACAACAAAAACACGCTGGCCTTACGAAGAGCTACTAACCTGGTACAACGATGCAGTATTGGCAGTGGTAAACCGCCGCCCCGATGCGAGCATTAAAAACATTGACTTCACCATTACGCCAAATAAGTCAAAGCAAACATTGCCGGTTGACGGTTTGCGCTGGATGGACGTAGTATCGAATGTCCTAACGGGTAAGCCTATTCGCAAAACCAAACGCTTGCAGTTGGACGATCAAGTTCCTAATTGGCACAAGAAGCCAGGCAGTGAAGTCGCAAGCTATGTGTTTGATGAACGCGACCCCAAGACCATTTATATTTATCCGCAGCCCACTACGGCAGTAGATTTAAACATCTTCTACACCGTAGCCCCAAGTCCAGTCACTATCACGGATTTTGAGAGCGACAACACCACACTGTCTATCGATGATAGCTACCTAAACGCTATTGTGGATTTTATGTTGTACCGCGCTTACTCCAAAGATGCCGACTATGCCGCTAACGCGCAACGTGCGTCACAGCATTACCAAGTATTCCAAGCGGAACTTGGCGATAAGAGCGGCATAGACACAGCGTTTAACCCACGTAACGGACGAGACTCAAATGCCCCAACTGCTTGATATGGTAACGTTAGTCGCGCCTTTCGCGCCTAACGTGCCAGCCTTCACTGCAGCAAGCGCTATTAGGGATGCGGCTAGGCATTTTTTTAAAGAAACATTTGCCTATCAAATGGAAGTTGAGATTGATGCGGAGCCAGGCGTTAAAAAATACCCATTAGATCTGTTTTGCTCTGATGTAGAAATTGTATCGACGCTAGAAATAAAAAAAGCGAACGGCAAGCCGCTTAATCATTTACCCAAGGAGCCTGAGCAAGACGTCGAAGGTTCTCCCATTGGTTATTTAGGCTCTTTTGACCGCCATGTTGTGCTTTACCCAACACCAAACGAGGCGCAAACGCTAACGGTTAAAGTTGCAGTAAGGCCGCGTTTTGATGCCGAAGAAATTGAAGACTCAGTGTTTGGTGTTAATGCAGAAGGCTTGCGATGGGGGGCGCTAGCTATCCTCAAAAAGCAGCCAGGTACAGACTGGTTCTCGCCTGCCGAGGTAAGTTATTACGAAGATTTATTCCTCGATGCAATCAACAAACGTGCGTATGAAGTTCGCTTGAACAACATGCCCAACAACATGAGGCTGGATATTCCTAGCTTCAATTAGCTTACGGCGCCACCAATCCCACACAGACGAACAACTTACCGCAAATACCCAGGCTTTTTTGTAAAAGCCCAATGACTACTCATTTATAGCAAAAATTCAGCAGGATAAATATGGCATTTTTTGACTTCACGGGCGCTAATGGCAGCCCTATACCAGACTTCTTCACGCAAGAGGCGGGAACACCGGAGATACGCAACAACCGGTTAACGCTTTCCGAAGTGACCACCGCAAGTCGCTGGGCAGTAAGTTACCCTGCTAACATTGCAGACACCCAATCAGTGCAGGTGATAAACGGTGCGGATGATACAACAGGGTTATGGTATTTACGCTACCTAGATATAGACAATAATGTTGCGGTTCTCTTTGTGTACAGTAGCAACGAAGTGCGGTTAATACAGTTTGATAACGGGAATTATCTAGCCCTCGAAGCGGTGGATTTTACGTTGTCGCCGGATACAGTTTACACCTGTGACGCGGTAACGACAGATGATCGCATTATCATCAGTGTCAACGGCACAGAGATAATCAACAAGGCCACAACTAAGTTTAATACCGCCACCAAATCTGCATTAGGGGGTGGGGCAGATTCCGTAGAGTTGGCGTTTGATAATTTGCTAACTACGCCAGCAGTCGGCACAAAGCCAACGATAACAGACAGTGGTGACCAAAACCTCACGGTATTTAAAAATGGGGCTATACCTTCTTTCACGATAACGGCAACTGATGCGGAAGACGGTGATATAACAGACCGGATAGTTGGTAGTGTCAATTCTCTAGACCTGAGTGAAACAGGAACGCAGGTCATTGCGTACAGCGTAACGGACACTGATGGTAATAGGGCCACTTACGATAAAACATTCACCATAATTACCAAGCCCACGCTTAAATTGCCCATCGAAGTTAGAAACCCTTTAGAGCTTAAAGTTGGGCAGACTTTTACGCTGCCCTTGGCGAGATACCACAACCCTGACCGATTTGATTATGGAAACGTAGTGGGCACAGGATGGAATGGTACAGACACGGCGGGTAGTCAGGTAATTACCTATGAGTACGACGGGGGGAACGGTTACGTTGCTGACCCTATCGAGTTGGTTGTTAACGTAGTACCTGTGCCCGACGTCGCTGACCCTTACCCGTTCTCAATGCTACAAGAATATGTCGGGGATAAAGTAACGGTCGATGGTTATGAACTTACCTACTTTGAGAACGCTTTCGGTACAGCGTTTGGGTATGGTTTTGATGGAGGTCAGACGGTCAATTCGACAGGGATAAAAAACGCGACTAACAACTCAACAGAGCCAAAAGAAGTTGCCCTCATCACGTTACCCTTTGATACCGCAGCATTGGCAAAACGTATCACGGTGTTTGCTCGTATTGATTTAAGCGAGCCTGTACCTAACTCTGAAATACAGTTGGGCTTCAGTAAAATAAGAAACGCTGAAAAGTTTAGGCTGAAAGCGTCTTACGGTTCTGGCCGCTCACGGACGCTAGAATTTAACATGCTACCTACGGATGCCGAGCATTTCCGCATCGGTCTAATTGGCAACGGGAACGACCCCGAAGGTTTCATAAACTCACACAACGACTACTTTAATGTATCGCTTACCAATGAAGTACATATCCCTGTATACATTAAGTTTGGGAACGATAATGGTGGTGTGACTCTTAGTAACTGCACAGTGTACGCAGTTGTAGGGCCATCGGCCTTTAACCGTGACAACGGATTCTTAGATAGCCGTGAGCGCGTAGACTTACTGCCGTTCTCGACTAAAGACCCGCTGAATACACCTCTACCGTCCAATGTGGTAGTGCGGCCGCCAGTAATGACGTACAACCGTAATGTGCAGAACTTCGACCACTTCTCGATCACCGCTGGCAGCGATATAGCAACCGTGGGGCAAACTGACGGGGTACGCGTTGGTGATATGGTGATGATTTTCCGTCAAACGCACTCGGTCATATCGGGTACGCCAAGCTTTGAGTCAGAAGGGGGAAGACTGGGCGCGGTTCAGACCGTAAGAACCCAAGAGCAGTTGGGCATTGACGTTAGGGTGGCAGAGGTTATTGACGGAACAACGCTTCGGTTAAGCAAACCTGCTAAAGTGACGTACAAATCCTCTGACGACCCTGTTGATTATCTTAAACGCTTCTACGGCCTTGTGGCTCTCACCGCAGAAAATGCCAGTATCTTAATTGGTGACGAGAATGATTCGTGGTCGGTCTCACAAATTACAGGTAAGGAATACAGTGGCAGCCGAGCGGTAGCTTACGCTGGGCAAAAACAGGTCTACTACGTTAAGTCTACTGATCCTATTGAGCGCTTTAATTACTCACGCCTAGTAGAGCCGAATACGTGGCTGTTCCCTATCCCAAGTGACGCAGATACAACGTCTACGTTCGGGGAAGCCATTGACGATGGTTGGTTTGAAATGCCGACACCTGTTGAGTTCGACGGTACGTTCAACAACGCGAACAACGCAGATAGAAACACCATATTCATCATGCCGAACAAGCGCTATGCGGTGAGTGTGTATCTAGCGAACCCGAAAGATGAAAATGGGCACTACTCGTGTGGCCGTGTAACAGCGTTTGACCTGTCTAAGTATTCAATTCCCGATATTCTGTTTAAAGAAAACCTCAAAGACGGGGGAGAAAGCACCAGTACTCGCGCATCCAGCATCAGCATGGCAGCGGGTTACATTCGCAATGAGGAAGCAGATGCAATCCGATATAGCGGTTATGACACGGATGCTAAGATTGACGCTGATATGGAAAGGGCGCGTAACGCGATACCACATGCGATAACGTATGTTCCGGCGAGTCCTGTACTGCAATCACAGAACTACATTGATGATAATGGCAACACCGTTGCGTATTTCTCACACGAGAGTTACGTCATTCAACCTATTGTTGTCAACGGTGGCACGGGCTATCAGGTCGGTGATGTACTGTACTTAGGGTGTGCGAATGTATTAGATACTGTTGAGTTTACGCGATTTGCAGTTCAAGCGGTGGATAGCAGTGGTGCAATCATTAAAGTGTTCACTACGCATACGGGGCAGCACAAATTGAACTGTGCAAGTGCGAACCATGCCCCTTACAAAACAAGTGGTAGTGGTACGGGTGCGGTGTTTGATACGTCAACGTACATCACGCAAAACACTGCGCGTTTGAAGTCAGCGGCCTACCCTGCAACCATCATTGACGGTGATGCGCACATAAGCTTATACGCAGGTTCGAACCCGATGGGTGGCGTGTGCACCATAAACCCCGACATTGACCTACACAATGACTTTAAAACTAAGATAAAAGCGCGTATTGCGGTAAGTGGTCAACCTGAGTTGTCGGACTCCTATGAGTTCTATGCCATCCTTTGTGCTATCGAAAAGTACGGGCTTATCCCATGCGACACTTCAACTGGCACATCGGTTATGTTCGCCCTAGACGAAAATATGTCTGACGAGCAGCGTTCTGCTTTTATGAATAACGCAGGTTCGGTATACAGAAACCCAGCGGCGCTAAGACGCTATCTCGTACCCGTTGATAACTACACACCAACGCACGGCCTAACTAATCAAGACCTAATCCCTGAATTGTCAATAGAGGGTGATAACGGCTTGTTAGTGTCAAACGATTGGACTGACATTGGCGCACATGCTTACTCAAGGCTGTACGGTGACTTGCGAGTTACGGCAGACCCAGCGGTAGACCGTTCAGATACTAGATTACAGTTGCTCAACTACCAACTGACTGACCCATCGGGCAACCAGAGTAACGTGGCAACGCGTAGCGTCCAGCTAAGAGCCGTATCGTCAAACCCACCGATTGCAAGTGGTGGTCAAGACTTGAGTGTTGAAGCTGGCGAAACGGTTATCCTTGACGGCTCAACCTCATTGCCTGGTGATAATCCGATAGCAGGGTATTTGTGGGAGCAGATAGGGGGTGACTCCGTAGCGATTACTGGCGCAACAACGGCAACTGCGGAATTTGTGTCTCCTACTACGCCTAATGACCAAACATTGATATTTAAGCTTACGGTCACGGACAGCGCAGGGGTGATAGACACAGATAACGTTAACGTGCGGGTAGCAGGGCGTGACATTGAATCCACGCTAAACGTTATGTTGTCTAACATCCCTGACGGTACATACGATACGCGGGTTATTGATGCAGTTAATGGAACGCTTCCGTTCTTTGGGCCAAAGATTTGGGTAGGTGGTACCGCCACGTTTACGCTAACAGGTGTGGAAGTCGGTACGAACTGCGAAGTCTTTGCGCTGAAACCGAATGATTTGCCCGCGGGCGGGGTTAGAGGGGTGACGGAATGATATTAGGCCAATGGGGTACGCTCGGTATTTTTGGCGCGTCAACGTGGCAAGGGTATCTGGGTTATGCGATTGAAATTGAGGGCAAAGTCAACCTTGGGAACCACAGCACTACGCTGGCGAAGAATGACAAAATCATACTCTATCAGCACTCAGACAATGTACTTAACGTGAATTTTGTTGATAGCGTCTATGGTGGCGAAGTTTCCGCAAGCAGCTTTACAAAAGCAGAATATGTGATTGCAACGAGGTGCGGGAAAATAAAGCTAAAGTTATCTCTCGGGGAAGGGATTTCAATAGACGGTGATAACTTTAGAATTTTCATTGATGACGGTGCTATTGACTCCGCGTTTAAAGGGGAAATGATTCATCAGCTTGTTGTGTGGAATGAAGTGGGCGATAAATTGCCACCTATCTTTAAAGACGGTATCAAAATTGGCGCGGTGATATTATGAGAATATCTGTTCCCACGTTTAAAGGGCAAAACAATGCTTTCGCACCACGGCTTATCAATAATGAGCAAGCGCAATTGGCGTCTAATTGCTCTGTTAAAAATGGGAACCTGGCACCGTTAAAGCAACGTAGCGGTGTTAGTCCACAGCCAACACTTGCCGGTAGCATAAATACGCTATTTCTTTACCAAGACACACATTGGTTTAGTTGGTCAGACGATGTTGATGTAATTGAAAGCCCAATCAGTGACGACCAGTATCAACGCGTTTATTTTACGGGTGATGGTGTGCCTAAGTATACAACCAACAGTTTAGCAACGGGAACCGGTGTGCTTCCGTTTGCTGAAATTGAATTGGGCCTAGACTCGCCAGATGCCTTTGCTGTATCTGCTACCTACTACGACCAGTCGCAGGACTTAGATGAAAATGATGATATTGGCGATTACACCGTTGAAACTGAAAGCGGCTATATCAACATTGAAACGGACGATGATGAAACCCGTTTTTATGTCTGCACCTATGTCACTGAGTTTGGTGAGGAAAGCGCACCAAGCGTAGTGACCAGTGAAGTGAATCTTTTCCATGAAAACGATAACGTCACGCTTACATTTTCAGACACAGGGGGTTTTGGCTCACAGCGTATTGATCGCAGGCGTATTTATCGAAGTGCAACTTCCGGTGATGTAACTGAGTTTTTCTTAGTCGATGAATTGCCCGTAGGCACTAGCACATACACCGACAGCAAAAGCACCTATGAACTTGGCGCAACATTAACCACCGAATCGTTTGTGAAGCCGCCGGATGATTTAAAAGGGTTAATCGCCACCTCTAATGGGGTAGTAATTGGCTATGTTGGCAATACTATTGTACCCAGTGAACCTTATTTGCCTTACGCGTTCCCGCTGGAATACCGTCAAACACTGCAAGACGAAGTGGTTGCCATGGCTGAAATGAGCGCCGGTGTCGTCATTGCTACTACCGATAAACCTGCAATAATGCAAGGTGTATTGCCTGATAGCTTTACCATGACCGTGATAGACGCAGCATTACCGTGCGTGTCTAAACGGTCCATGGTGGATATGGGGGAAGCTGCCATATTTGCCAGTCACGATGGGCTTGTATCGGTATCGCAAAGCGGTGCGCAGTTGATAACACAAAACCTCTTGTCTACTGAGTATTGGCAATCACTTAACCCAAGCACAATACAAGCGTACCGATATAACAATTATTACGTTGGTTTCTATGGCGGTGTAGGTGGGTTTGTGTTTGACCTTCAGCGTGGCGATTTCTTCACATTGGACTTTTACGCCAGTGCGGGGTATTTCCATAGCGCCAGTGGCAAGTTATACCTTGTCGTGGACGGTGAATTGACGGTGTTTGACGAAGGCGCGGCGCTTTCTTATTCGTGGACTTCTAAAGAATTTGATGTTCGTAACGCTACATTGTCTTGTCTTAAAGTGTTTACGGAGAACGCGCAAGATACAGCCATGCGTGTGTACGCGGATAATTCGCTTGTCGCGGATATGACGTTGACCGGACCCGATCCAGTGGCGCGATTACCTGCATTTCGTGCAAGCCGACTGTTTTTTGTTTTGCAAGGTAAGGCTGAAATAGAAACCGTTACTATTGCTACCTCACCGGGGGAACTTAATGGCTAGTAAAAAAGCGTTTCTAGGCGTAGGCGGTAAGCCCCGATTCCCACAGCCCGACCAGCAAAAGCACATTGATTCAGTCTCCAAAAACATTGCCATTCTCACCGGACAAACCAAAAACACCAAAGACAGAGCGGTATTGTTTCGTGATCTGCAAGACTTTGGCTTAGTGGATAAGCGAGGAAAGTTTGTTGGGTTTAGCAGTGGCGATAATGGCGGCAGTGACAGCGGTAATGATGGGGGCAGCCCCGTCAATCCTCGCGCGGAAATTCCACATAAGCCAGAAAACGTAAGAGCCGTACCGGGCTTTACCACGGTAATGATAAAGTGGGATTTTCCAAGTTATGCAGGGCATGACTACGCAGAGATATATCGAAACACCATAGACGCATTGGGCGATATGACCGACCCAAGAACGGAAGGTGAAGCGGTTAAAATTGCCACTTCTTCAGACTCCATGTATTTAGACAGCGTTGAACACGACACCGAATATTACTATTGGGTTCGGTTTGTGAATACAAATGGTTCAGTAGGGCCGGTGCAGTCTGCAAATGGGGTGTATGCGAAAACACGTAAAGATCCTCTACAAGAAATAGCAGACTTTGCGCAAGAGTCTGAAGATACGCTAAATACATTCCAAGAGTCATTTAACGATCAGTTAAACCTTTTAGATGATGCGATAGGTGATTTTAGAGCCGAAGTATTAACTTCTGAAAACGAACTAACCGAAGCGTTCACGGCAAAGTTAGAATACGCAATTACCGGCCCTGATGGTGCCATAGCAGGTGAAATTGCTAACTACGGTGTTAAGTATGGTGGCAATACATACTCTATCGCAGAAGGCATACAAGCCAGTGTTGACTTAGATGGTGTATATCAAACCCAATGGGGGGTGCAGACTCAAGTTGGCGATCTGCAACATGGTGTAGGCTTTATCGATGATAACGGCACAACCACGTTTATGGTGTCGGCTGATAGCTTTGCGGTGTTCAATCCAGTGGACGGGCAGTGGGAAGCCATTTTTGGTGTGACTGATGGGAAAGTCATCATCAAAGAGGCGGTGATGGGTGATGCGGTTATTAATACCTTGACAGTGGCTTTTTCAGCAACGTTTGAGAATGAAGTCTTTGTCAACGGAACGCTTGATGCATGGAAGCTAAAAGGCGCACAGATTACAGGTAACGCACTTTGGATGGTGAACGGTAATCATTCACTTGCTATTGAACCCGATGACTTTCTAGCATTCTGGTACGGCGAAGCCGTTTATTACAACGTTGAAACTGACACAGATTTGCGCGCATTAGGTAACGCCAAATTTGCACTAACAAATAATGGCAGAGTAATAGCGCGTGGCCTAGAGCTATACGACAACAACAATACTCTGATCATGAGTGCCAACGGTATGAGCGGCACCTTCATTAGAAACTTAACGGTTGATACGCTCAAAATCAAAGCCGATGCGGTTACCGTTCCCACATACATTGAAGGTGAAGTTGTCTTTACTGATCACGTTTGGGCAGAGTTGTTAGATTATTCATTTGAAGAAGACTTCCCTATAAAGGCGATGTTTAATTTCTCGGTCCTTTATTATCGACAAGGCGACAGTTCTGGCGACGACGCGGTAAGTATCACTATGCTCGTGTATGAGGATGGGCAACAAATAGATTCGATAGCGTTGCCCAATATGTATGCAGAGTCAGTAGGGGGTAAAAATTTTGGTCATAGCCTTCCGCTTTTCGGTGCAGTTAGTGCGCCGAGCGGAAAAATAAGGGTAAGGGTTTCTGCGAAAGCGAGGGTTGAAAACCAAATGTATAGCTTTAAATTACAAGGCTCAATAACCAATGCAAAACGATAAAAAATATTACCTTTGTGATGAAGTTACAGGCCAGATAAAATATAAAACATCCAAGCTTTTAAAGAATAAAATCGATGAAAATCAAAGATTTGTATTGCATTTTGATGTTGATTTGAACTCGCATTATTTCAACTCTAAATCAAATTCTATCGAGGAACGAAAAACATTTCCAGCGGGTAGTTGGGTTGGTGGCGAGTACGTTGTTAACTTGCCTGAGAAAACAATGCTCCTTTGGCAAGGTGAGCGATACACCGTCAATGATGGCACCGCAGAGCTAATGGTTGATCAGCCTGGTCAACATCAAGTCATTCTTATTCATCCTCACTATTACACAGAGACGCGTTACATTGAAAATCCAGAAGCAGATTGATCCATTAAAGTTAAGGCGAAAGGCGTATATGCCAGTGGGCGATCAACTAGACGCCATTATTAAAACGTTTGCTCATTTAGAAAGCCAGGGTGTTGATATTGGCGAAGAAGGAAGGGAGCTTGTAGCCCATAGTGAATGGGTTAAAGCATCGTTTGTTAAAAAGTGAACGATTGACAAAAACCGAGTTTTGAAGTAATTTTTCTCATACTGACACAGACCTCGCCTTACGCGGGGTTTTTTCGTTTATGCAGCCTGAAAACTTCTATCCCGATATCAAGGCGCTTGGCAAACGCTACGACGAACCCGAACTTCTCGCCCAGGTTAAACAAGCTATACAGAGCGGCGATGCCGTACCTGTCACGACCAAAGAAACGCTAATCATAATAAAGCCCATATATGACCACCAATCCCGAACAGGAATGCTTGTTTGGGTGGGTATTCATCGTGCTCAAAAAGGCGTGGGTAAATACTTTCAACTTGTTCTTGATATGGCGAAATCAGCAAACATGAGTTTTATACGTTTTGAAACTAAGCGCAAGGGCTTTGCCAAGCTGGGTGCGCGGTTTGGTTACGAGCGTATAGGGCAGCGTAACGATTACACGATCTACCAAAAAGAGGTTTATTAACATGGGTGGCGGCGGCGATAACAAAATTGAAGAAACACCAGAGCAACGGGCGCAAGCAGACGTAGCAATGATGCAGTGGAAGGACTATTTAAGTAAGTACCGTCCTTTTGAAGATGCGTTTATGGAAGACGTTGACCGAATGAATACCGGTCAGCAATACAATCAAGCGGCTGGTTTGGCAGCGGTACCCGTTGAAAGTGAATTTTCAACAGCGGTGCGTGACACTTCTCGTGCCATGGTGGGCGGTGGCCTTAATCCTAATTCTGGCGCATTTAAATCTAACTTATCAACGCTAGATAGAGCCAAGTCAACAACCAAGGCCGACAATATGAACCAAGCGCAAGTGGGTCAACAAAACCGTTATGTTGGCGGTATCTCAAATATTGTGCGGATGGGGCAGGGGCAAGAAACTGAGGCGGTGCAAGGCTATGGCGATATTGCGTCTATGTCAAATCAAAAAGCCCGAAGTGACGTTGGCCTAGCTGTAAGAGATAGGCTAGACAATCAAAGTGTGATAGGTGCAACCATTGGCGCAGGTGCGCGTTATGGTCTTCGTTATATTGATAACAATGGTGCGGCGTAATGTTCGATAAAGCTTATGAAGACTTAATGACCGAGCTAGAATTTAGAGCGCGAGGTCAGTACCAGCTAGGCGGCATTAATCCGAAAGACGATGAATACGCCTCGAAGACGTATGCGCAGTTAATCAGAAGTCAGTACGCCGACTATCAACAGCGCTTCCAGCCATACGAAGAACGTATGATGGACCTCGCCACTTCACGCGAACTTCTTGATCAGCAACTTTCTCGTATCGGCACCAATATCAACGCCTCATTTGCTAACCCGCAATTTAGTGCAGGGGCGCTTGCTTCTCAGCGTTACGGTACGCAGCAGACCGCGCAGGAACGCAACTTCAACACGCGTCAGTCAGATATGGATAGAGCGCTTGCAACCGCTCAAGCCAAAAACAACACGCGGCTTGCTAATGCCGATATGCAGCAAAATATGGTCACTGGTGGAACATCAGTGAGAGGCTTAGTTACAGGCTAGCAAGGGGAATAAAATGGGTTACGGTTTAATAAATGCAGGATCTCATAAAAAGAATTTGGCATTGTCGGGCTTTCGCGATAACGCTAACGCAGAGAATCAACGAAACATTGCAAATGACCAGCTAGAGCAGTCCGAAAGAGCGCAAATGAAAACCAATGCTGGCATGGGTGCTTCCACCGGTGCATTAATTGGTGCAGAAATGGCCTCATCCGCAGCAGCGGGGACAGCAGCCACCGCCGGAAGTGCAGGGGCAGCGGCGGCAGGAACAGCAGCCGGCACAACAGCAGCGGCGGGAACGGCGGCGGCAACTGGCGCAGCAGCAAGTGGAGCGGCAGCAAGTGGAGCGGCGGCAGGGGGGGCAGCGGCAACGGGCATTGCGAGTCTTGGCGTTGGTGGCGCAGCATTGGCAACTGGCGGCATTGGCCTCGCGGCAGGTCTTTTATTATCGGAGTTATTCTAATGAGTTTAGTTGATGGTTTTCGCCAAGGCTTTGGCATGATGAGTGATTACTATAATCGTCAAGATACCAAAGAATATAGACAAGAACAGTTGGGCTTACAAAACCGCCGCATGAATATGGCCGAAGAAAGTCACAAAGCCAACATGCAAACGTCAGCATTAAATAGAACCTTGCTTCAAGGCCAAGTTGATGACATGCCAGCGGCTACCCAGCACACAAACACAATGCGTGGTCTGCAGGTCAGAGGTCAGCAATTAAGCGTAGACGGAAAAGAAACGCAAAACGAAATTAATGATTTTAAGTTGAGTTCAGCAAAGACCAATCAAGCCTATAAAGTTAAAGGCCAAAGCAATAAAGATGCAATTGAGAAATACCAGGCTTATGCCGCTTCACAAGACTGGGCTGGTTTTGTTACAGATCCAGTATTTAAAGGCACTAACATTGAACCTCTTCAAAATGTGCAGGGTGCAGACGCCGCAATAAAAATCAGCGAAGCAATGGAAAAGAACGACATTAAAACCGTTGTTGACCAGTCTAATGTTCTTTTCAAGTCAAAGCTAAACCGCAATGTGGGTAAAATGGAAGGGCGCAAAGGCGGCACCATTAAAGACATTACGATAATTGACTTTGCTCAGCAACCAGATGGGAGCGTTAAGGTTCCTGTTCGAGTTACCACTGATAACGGTGTATACAACTCTTTCATCAGTGAAATGCGTGGCATTGACCCCAATGACCCCGACAAGGTGTTTACCGCTGATGATCTTTACGGTACCGCCGCATCAATGGGGCAATTGGCTGGCATCCTGAAGTCTTCGGGCATTTATGAGCAGATGCAAGGCAATGCTAATCGTTATCTAGCACCGAAAAGCGGCAGAGGTAACGGTATTCCTGCAAAAGTTCAGGAAATGGAATACACGCGCAGACTGCTTGGCGATGAACAGTATAAGCAATGGCTGATGTTTGGTCGTGGAAAATCACCACAAGAACTAGGGATGGCAGCTTATAAGTTGGCTTCAGATACATTAGAAGGCGTGTATTTTGATTCGCCTGAAGAGAAGAAAGCCGCAGTTGATCAGATGACAACTGAGCTTGTATCTAAATTCAGTCAGCCCACTCAAAGCGGCCAAGGTGGCACGCCTCAACCAGCCCCGGGCGCAGGCCAATATTCTCAAGTGCTTCAGCAGGCAGCCGCAGCCATTCAAAGTGGTAAAGATCGTGATGCTGTAATTCAACGCCTAGTAGATATGGGCGTTCCACAAGACCAAATTAATCTTTAGGTGATAAATGGCTATTGACCCGAACAACCCATTTGCTGATCTTCCTGATACACAAAACGACCCGTTTGCAGATTTGCCCGATGCGCAACAAGGCGAGTCGGGTATTATGCCGGCGCTTGGTGCTGGTATCGATAAAATGCAAGAGCTTGGCTATCGTGCTGTAAAAGGCTTTACTGATGTTGGTGTGCCACAAGAAGAGCAAACCAATGCTTTAGGGCGTGCTATTGGTCAAGGTGGTGCGCTTTCTCGCTGGGCCGATGAAGGTATTACGCGAAACATTGAAGAGCAAAAAGCCTATACGCCTAGCGTAGCCTCTTACAAAGATATTGACTCTATTGGTGATGCTGCAAGCTATGTGGGTGAAATGACCGCGCAATCAGTACCTATGATGGCAACGGCATTAAACCCCGCAGGTCTATTCGCTATGGGTGGCGGTTTATCCAATGAGGCTTATGAAGCACAGCCAGAAGATAACAAGCAGCCGTGGCGTGCAACGGCGTCAGGCTTTGGTCAAGCTGGCTTAGAACGCTTAGGTGTTGAAACGGCAATAGGGCGCGTTTTTGGTGGTGAAGGTAAGCAGTTCGTTAAGCGTGTTGGTCAATCTATGCTAGGCGAAGGCGTTACGGAAACCGGTCAAGAAGCGTTAGCGCAATGGGGTTCTGGTAAGTCATTTGATGAACTTGAAAACCTAGATGAAGCGTTTGTGGGAGGCGCGTTAGTCGGCGGCACCATTCGCACAGGTACAGAAGCAGGTAAAGCGGCTTATGATAAATACCGCGGCGAAAGACCTGAACTTAGCGACATTGAAGAAACTGACCTAACACAAAGCGCGACTAGTGCTGAAAGCGTTATTCCCGACCCGTTTGCGGATATTGGCCCAGCACAAGACCAAGCGGTTACTGGTAACGAAATTGAAATTATACCGGGAGAAGCGGCAGGCGATTCGCAACCTAATTGGCAATTCGGTCAAAACGATATGCCGTATCGGGGTGAAGTCACGCCTTATGTCTATGATGGTGAATATGAACAGTACCGCGAAACGCCTAGCTCCGTTCCCGTTGGCGCAGCACTAGAAGCACCTGTTATCGATGGTGAGTTTGAACGGCCACGCGGTTTGCCTAATCGCGCTGATACCATTATTGGTGAAGACGGTAGACCAATGCAGCAGGCGCAAGAGTTTGCTGACTCAGTGAGTCAAACGTCAAATAGAGCATTACCTTTTGATGACGTTATTTACGCTGAAGATAAGCGCAATGTTCAAGTTAAGCGAAACGGCCAGCCTTTCGGTGGACGCCGCGCAGCACAATTAACTAAAGAATTTCGCCAAGCTAAAGAACAAGGCTTAAACCCGCAAGTTATTAAAGTAAATGGCGGCTACGGTTGGGTATCGGAGGGTGACAATGTTGGGCTGGATACAGGAAGCGTTGAACAATCAAGTGATCTGCAAGTGGGAAGCGCTGGAGTTGCATTACCACGCGATGTACGGGGAGATAAAGGAAGACGGTTACGTGAGAGTGCAGACGGAACAACTAGAGCAGGCGATGCAGAGAATATTGCTCTGGCAGCACGACGAGACACAAATGACGATGCACTAGGCGCAGAAGCTGAAGGAATTCCAACCAACGAAGGTGTGGCGTACCCAAGCGAAGAAGCGCAAGCGATGCCTAAGTGGAAAGAAAGGCAAGCTCGAATTGATAGCATTGCAAAAGACTACGTTGGCAAACTGCAAGGCGAAACTGCGTCAGAACAAGTCGCTCAAATCATGTCCGATGGACACAGCGAGATAGACGCACAGCACATTGCAACAAGCGCCAATATGATGGAAATGGCGGCAACTTCTGAGACAACAAGCGCATTAGACCAAGCCGCTAACGAAGCAGCAACATCGCCTACCAATGACAGACCCGAACCCACCGAGGCGCAGAAAGAAGCTGGCAATTATAAAAAAGGTAAAGTCCGTCTTCATGGCTTAGATATTTCTATTGAAAACCCGAAAGGCTCTACCCGTAAAGGTAAAGACCAAGACGGTAAAGAATGGTCTTCAGAAATGAAGCACCACTATGGAGATATTAAAGGCACTACCGGTGCAGATGGTGACTCTATTGATGTATTCATAGGTGACAAACCTGAAAGCCAGAAGGTATTTGTTGTCGATCAGATAGACCCGAAAACTGGTGAATTTGATGAAGTCAAAGTGATGATGGGTTTTGATGATGCTGAAGCAGCTAAGTCGGGATACCTGTCAAACTACGATAAAAACTGGAAAGGCTTAGGCGAAATAACCGAAGCGTCAGTGGAAGACTTCAAAGCATGGACTAAGCGCCCTCGCAAATCTAAACAGCCTTTTGCATTGCCAGTTAAGCCGAAGAAAGAAGAAGCGGTGACAAAAGACCAGGAGGATTGGGGCAAGAAGATTACCACGGCTAGAAAAAACATATCAGTTCGCTGGAATGAAAATTCTACCGATGAAGAGATCAGCAGCAAGCCGCTAAGCAAGACATGGCCTGAAAAAGAATTTGATGATGTTGGCGATACGTATGCGTCAGCATTTGCTTTTGCCGCTCGCGGCGAAATACCGCGCAAGCCAAGTCAGTCATATAAAAAGCAACGCTGGGTAGAAAAAGTAAAAAACTATCGTCAGCTAGTTAAAGACAATGTGGTTGACGGTTTGCTTACTGGTAAAATTACTAAAGAAAAAATGAAAGAGTTGGGTGGTAAACGAAACCTTCAAGACTTCTTTGCAAAAGTGGATTTACTCAGTGAGCTTGACCGCAAAGACTGGAGCAAGGTAGAGCGTGTATTGTCTTACCCTGACTCTATGGATTTCAACCCTAAAACAGATAAGCTTGATATCCCTAACCCTAAAACCTATGTTCGCATTAACGGCAGAAACCGCGAGTTTAATTCTACTGACCCTAAAGTTTTAGCGGAGCAAATCAAGCCGTTCCTTGAAGAGAAAGTAGAAAAGCCACAAATGAAATTTGAGGTGCGCGGTAGAAAGGGTAGCTACTTTATCAACAAGAAAGGTGATCCAGAATACACAAGGCTTGCCACATTCGATTCAAGCAAAGAAGCTTTCGACTTCATCAAAAACAACAATAGCAAGTTGGTAGAGTCGTGGGAGTCGCACAAGGCTAGAGTGAATGTAACTAAAGCCGACATTCGCAACAAAGTTAACAAGCCTCGCACCGGTGAAGATTACCGCAATGGGAAAAACGCAACCGCTGAAGACTTCCAAAATACGTTTGGAATTAAGCGCGGCACCTTTGGTAAGTGGGTGAAGCAAGGCAAGGAGCGTCAAGACATGCTTAATGGTACGTATGACGCACTTATGGACTTAGCTAACATTACTGGCGTACCCCCTAAAGCTTTAAGCCTTGAAGGTAAGTTAGGCTTCGCTTTTGGTGCCAATGGTCGCGGTAAAGCTATGGCGCATTATGAGCCAGGCGAAGTAGTAATAAACCTCACCAAAACCAAAGGCGCAGGCTCACTCGCACATGAATGGTTCCACGCACTAGATAACTATTTTCAAAAGAAACGCGATACATTGCCGACCACTGAAAAAGGCAACTTCATTACGCATAACCCTGAAACCTATTACATTGGCCCTAGAGGTTATTCCGTTCCTGAAAGTCGTTTTAGAGACATGCGCGGCATTAATAAGAATGAATGGCGCAGGGTAGAAGGTGTGCGCCCCGAAGTTGCTGAATCATTTAAAAACCTCGTTGATACGCTGAATGGATTGGACTTCGCGAAACGCTCTAGCCGATTAGATAAAGGAAAGGCTGGCGGCTATTGGTCAAGCAATTTAGAAATGGCGGCGCGAGCATTTGAAAGCTATGTAAAAGCTAAAATGAGCGCCAACGGTTATGACAATGATTTCTTAGCTAACGTCACTAGTGACACAGATTTTGTGCGCGATGATAACCGCTATCCTTACATCAAGGCCGATGAGATTGCAGAAGTTGAAGCGGCTTTTGATGACCTATTTAACACTATCGAAAGCAAAGAAAGTGACAACGGCGATGTTGCATTATTTAGGCAGGGTGATGGCCCTACAAAAACCAAAGTAAAAGTTGATGGCAAGCTATTTGAAACCGGCAAGCCTGTTACGTTCCCATATCTTCATAACAAAGATTCTGCTACCAAAATGTTTGGCATTCCCGATAAAGAATCTCCATTTGGCAGGGGCTTTGAACCATCAGCCAAGTACGTCACTTATCACGATGGAGATAAGCCAAGCTACGGAGACTTTGAGACAGGCGAAATAACCTTCAATAATCCTTTAGTTATCGATAACGACAACCTTAATTGGAAGCAGGCTTTAAGTGAAAGTTACGGCGGTAAAACTGGTAAGGCGCTAAGTAAAGCAATCATTAAAGATGGCTTTGACGGTATTGTAACAGTTGATGGAAAATCAATTAGCGAAATCGTTGACCTGACAACTTTCGATGAAAGCAAGGCTTTATTCTCTGCCGCTGGCACTGTCACTAGTAACACCAACACGCGTACCGTTAGTCGTTCTAATGCAAATGAAATCGTCAGTCGATTCGTTAAGGGGCTCAGTAGCGCCGGTAAGAATTACGTTTCTGTTGTTTCTACTTATGATGATCTTCCTACCGATATAAAATATGCAGCAAAAGCCCAGGGCGCAGAGTATCAAGTAAAAGGCGTATTCCATAAAGGTAAAGTCCATGTGGTTTTAGATCAGCATACCAGCGCATTAGATATGGAGACAACGCTTTTCCATGAGGCTTACGGTCACTTAGGCATTAAAAACCTATTTGGCGATGACATTACCAAAAAGCTTAATTCGCTATTCATTGCTAACGGTGGCCTGAAAGGGTTGCGCGAAACAGCCAAGCGGCACGGTATAAACCTAGAGCAGTATATTAAAGGTTTAGATGGCACTAACATGCCACAGGAAGTTAAAAACCGCGTACTTATGGATGAACTTCTAGCGCACATGCAGCAAAGCAACAAGCCATCGGTTAAGCGCTTGGCGCGTGAAATAGTAGGCATGGTTCGCGATAAATTACGCAAGCTTGGTTTACCTGGGCTTTCAAAAGTTACCGATAGTGATTTGTTTTACACTCTAAAAAAAGCTAGAGATGCAGCGAACAACGGTCCAAGTAAAAGCCCTGGCGAAACACTATTCCGCACAACCGATGATGCTGCCGCGTTCTCTGCACCGGTAGAAAAGAAATGGTCGAAGGATTGGTTTAAGCGCAAGCTGCAAGATAAGTTCGCGCCTATTAAGGACATGCAAGCGAACATTGAAGATGCTACAGGGCGAGAGTTGCCAGAAGACCAAAACGCTTATCGTGCTGAAGAGTTGTTTTATGGCAAAACTGAAAACGACTTAAACAAGATGGAAAAGAACCACGTTAAGCCGTTAGTTGATGCAATGACAAGTAATAACATCGACTCTGCAGAGCTTGATCAATTCCTTATCGCTAAACATGCCAGAGAAAGAAACGCACACATCGCGTCAATTAATCCTGAAATGCAAGATGGCGGATCGGGCATGACGAATGCTGAAGCTGATGCAATACTTTCTCGATACGAGCAAGAGGGTAAACTTCGGGGTCTAGATGCGGCGGCTAGCGAAGTCTATAAAATTACACAAAAACGCCGTGAGTTAATGCGTGATGCAGGCTTAGAAGATGAATCGCTTTTAGACGTATGGGATGCGACCTACGAGTTTTATGTACCACTGAAAGGCTACGCTGAAGATAGTGAAGGTAACTCAGTGGCGAAAACTGGAAGCGGTTTTGATATCCGTGGTAAAGAGTCAATGCGAGCCATGGGTAGAAGAACCATTGCCGAATCACCAACCGCTCACGCTATACAAGATTTATCAGCTACTATTATTCGTTCTCGCAAAAATGAAGTCGGGCGAACATTCCTGAAAATGGTAGAAGAGAACCCAAATCCTGATATTTGGGAAGTGTTCACCGAAGACAATCCCGACACTGAAAGACGTATCGTGAACGGCGAGGTAAAAGAAAACCAGCCTATTGATATGCGCTCACGCAAAGACGATTACTTTTCAGTGAAGGTAGATGGTCAGTCAAAGTATATAAAACTGAAAGACAAAGACGGATTGCTGATGAAGGCCATGAAGAACATGGGCCCCGAGCAAATGAATACGTTCACCCGTTCAATGTCTGAGGTTACACGCTGGCTATCTATGGTGAACACCAGCTTAAACCCTGAGTTTACCGTTACTAACTTTACTCGAGACATTCAAACTGCTTTATTCAATGCGTTAGCTGAGCAAGATTTAACTGATGGTAAGGTGAAAGATAAAGCCATAGCCATGAAGATGATCAAAGGCTCAGGGAAAGCCGTGAAGTCGCTATGGCAACACAGCGCTGGCAAGTTGAACGAAACCGACCCAATGTATAAATGGATCGAAGAGTTTCTTAGTGATGGCGCCAAGACAGGTTATTTCGATAGCAAAGAAGTAGACAAGATAGGAACCGACTTAGCCGATCTTCTTGATATGGCAAACGGCACCAATAAAGGAAAGCTACTCAAAGCCAAGCACAAAATTGGTGACTTCATTGAAAACGTCAATGGTGGTATCGAAAACGGTGTAAGGCTATCTTCTTATATTGAAGCGCGTAAAGCAGGGGTAACCCGAGAAAAAGCGGCGAGCTTTGCCAAGAACTTAACAGTTAACTTTAACCGTAAAGGCGAGATTGGCACTTTCTTAAACAGCCTCTATATGTTCTTTAATGCGGCTGTTCAAGGTAACGCTAACTTTGCCCGGGCTATCATTACACCTAAGGTTGATGAAGTTACTGGCAAGAAATCGCTGAACATGGCTCAAAAGGTTGCGGTAGGTATTTCGCTAGCTTCATTTGGATGGGCAGCGCTTATGCGCGAAATGGCCGGCGATGATGAAGATGATGTGCCTTATTGGGATAAAATACCTAAAGGTGTTCGCGAAAGAAACTTCATCATTCCTAAAACCTTATGGGGTGGTGAGCCTGGTGAGTATGTAAAAATTCCATTGCCTTACGGCTATAACATTTTCTACAACCTTGGCGATGCTGCAGAGGCGGCGATCAATAGTGATACGAGAAAGAGCGGTGACTTAGCCGCAGAAATGGCGCTTTCAGTTTATGCGTCTTTCGTTCCCCTGGGTTCACCTGTTGGCGATAACGGTGCAGAGTCAATAGCACTGGTAGCAGCGCCGACAATAACAAAGCCAATTGTCGAACTAGCAACGAACAAGAACTTTTTTGGTGGTCCTATCTACCGAGAAAACAATCCTTACGGTGCGCAGCTTCGTGACTCGCAAATGTCTATGAGATCTACCGGTGAAGCCTATAAGTGGATGGCAGGCTTTATGAACGATGTAATAGGCGATGGCCGCAGCTATAAAGTGAATGATGAAAACCCTTGGTATGACGTTAGCCCCGACTCAATAGAACACTTGGTTGAGTTTTCTTTAGGTGGCCTGTACCGCTTTGGCTCGCGCATTTATGACAATGTTGCGAAATCAGCACAGGGTGGCGAGCTTGAATCTACCGACATTCCTTTTGCAAGACAGTTGAACGGCAAAGTTAAGCCTTACGCTGACATTACTCAGTTCTACGATGCGAGACAGCAGCTTAAAAACATCGATGCTGAAATGGATTCGCTAAGAGGCAAAGAGCGCCTAGAGTTCAGGAAAGAGTACGGTGACAAGTTGAGACTTCAAAGTCTAATGAGTTCACTTGATAAGCGCATGAAACAACTTCGCAAGCAGCGTGACAGAGTTGAAATTAACGAGTCACTATCTTATGAGGAAAAAGAAAAGAGACTTCAAAAAATAGAAGACCAAATGAAGACTACTGCAGCGCGATTCAACAAGCAGTGGAACAAGGTGAATTAG